AGGAAAAATACTTTCTGTTTTAAAACAAGATGAGAGTAAAGTTCTTAGTAATCAAGAACTTAGTGATATTATAAAAATTATAGGGGCTGGTTATAAGGATACTTTTGACCTAGCTAAAATGAATTTTAACCGCGTTGTAATCGTCAGTGATGCTGACAGTGATGGTGCTAATATCGAGCTTCTTTGCATCACTTTCTTCTACACTTATATGCGGAAGCTAATTGAAGACGGACGGCTATATCGAGCCATTACGCCTCTATATATTATTCGTAACAAAGGGAAAGAAGAATATTTATATACCGAAGCGGAAATGGACGAATACAAGCGGACGCATTCCTCTGGCTATGAGGTACTCAGGGCTAAAGGCTTAGGAGAATTAAACCCAGCCGACCTCCGAAAAGTCTGCTTTGAAAACGAACGATATAAGCGCATTACAATTAACGATGCGGTTGCTTGTACCGAACTGTTAAACACGCTTATGGGGACCAATGTAGAAAAAAGGAAACAGTATATATATGATAATGCCAAAGAGCTTGGCTTTAACTTTGATTAAGGAGGTAAAGAATGGCTGACAATTTTATTACAGAAGTTGATTTATGCGATGAAGCAAGAGATAATTTTTTAGTATATAGCTCTGAAGTACTAACTGACCGCGCCATACCCTCTGCCGAAGACGGCCTTTTAAGCGCGCAGCGCAAGCTCCTCTGGACAATGGAAGATTATTTAAAAATGGATAGCAAAAGCAAGACTAAAAAGTGCCAAGCACTGGTAGGCTCGACGCTAGCTACCAGCTATTTCCACGGCGATGCTAGCTGTTATGGTGTATTATGTAAAATGTCTCAGGCATATCTGATGCGGTATCCGCTTATTACTGGACAAGGTTCGCTAGGTACCCAAGAAAGTAATGACATGGTGGCCAGTTCTAGATATACGGAGGCCAAACCCTCTATTTACGCGGATTTAATGATGCGAGATTTTAAAAAGAATGTCGTTCCACTTAAAGAAACATATAATAGTGAATTTATGGAACCGGTAGTGCTGCCAGGTTTATTCCCCAACGCTCTATGCAACGGACGCCAAACAATAGGCGTATCAATGGCTCATTCTACCCCTTGTCACAATCTAACAGAGGTTTGCAACGCTGCAATCCGTTATTTGCGGCAGGGTGATATAACTATAGACGAAATTATTGAAGAAATGCCAGCCCCAGATTTTCCTTTGCCTTCAACCATAATTAACAAATCTGAAATCCGCAAAGCATATAGTACTGGTAAAACTTCTACTTCTCTGAAAGTACGAGGAGAGTATGAAATTCACGATAATAAGATTATATTTACAACAATCCCTTATCGCACTTATCGCAATAAAATTAGAGAACAAATAGAAAAAAATGTAGATATTTTTGATGAATTAATTGATGATTTTGTGGATGAATCTAGTATTGGACAAAATCGTTTAGTATTTTCTATTAAACCTAAAGTTTCTACTGATAAAGTATTAAATAAATTATTTGCATTAACCGATTTGCAGACAACGGTTTCTTATAATATGAACTTTATTGTTAATGGAACACCTAAACTGCTTAATATGAAACAGCTTTTAAAAGCTTATATTGACCATCAAGAGACTGTTCTAATAAAAGCAACCGAGTTTGATAAACAAAAGGCAGAAGAAAGAGCACACATCCTGGAGGGGTTAGTCGCCGCAGTAGATAAAATTGATGAAGTAATAGCATTGATTAAGCAGTCTAATAATCGAGCAGCGGCGCGAGTTGCACTCATGAGTTTCCTTGCTATTGATGAAATTCAAGCTAATGCCATTCTTGATATGAAATTGGGCAAGCTTACTCGTATAGATAAAACTGAATTGAATAATGAATTACAAGAAAAATACAATATTATTGCTAAATGTATAGAATTATTAACTCAAAAAGATAAGCGAACTGCACAATTAATAACCACAATTACTTGGCTACGGGATACCTATGGAGATGCACGCCGCACCAAACTGGTAGACATTGAAGATACTTCTAAGGCTAAAGAGGTAGTAGAGTTCGTTCCTGAGGATGTTGCGGTTGTTGTTACTGAAAATCATTTAATTAAGCGCATCCCCAAATCGGCTTTCAAGACTGCCCGCCGCAATACCTCCGGCGTTAAAAATGCTGGACAAATTACTGCCTTCTCTTGTTTCACCACTACCGCAGATACGCTAATGATATTTACTTCTACGGGTAAAATGTACCGTATTAAAGTAGCGGATATACCAGAAGGTAATAATGTCTCGCAAGGAGTTTCTTTACTTGAATTAGTTAAATTGGAAAATAAAGAAATTCCTATGGCTTATGCTACTTTTGCCGAAAATAATCCTTATAAGTATATTATTTTTACTACTAAAAAAGGTATTACAAAGAAAGTTCTGTTTAGCGATTTCTTATCCACTAAGCGTTCTGGTATTACGGCTATCAACTTTAAAGATGGAGATAGCTTAGTAGCCGTAGATTTTGTAAATGATGAAGAAATAGTAATTATCACCCGTAAAGGCTTTACTCTTAGAGTATCCTCAACCAGCTTTGGCGTGTCTTCCCGCGCTGCGCAAGGAGTAAAGGGCATAGCGTTAAAAGAGGATGACTACGTTGTAGCAATGCGGCCGCTGCGCGCGACGGATACCGAGTTGCTATATATTTCTTCTTCTGGTTTGGGTAAACGAACTCTATTAACTGAATATGATACCCAAACACGAGCCAGCAGAGGCTTAGTAGGTTATAGCGGCGAAGTGCAAACTGCCTTCGCAGTAAATGATAAAGACCATATATTTATTAGCGGAGACAAAAGCTCTATTGCTCTTGAAGTAAAAGAGTTACCCCTTATAGGAAGAAATTCACAGGGTAATATTCTACTTAAAACCAATACCATAGTCAGTGCGAGCAAATTTTAAGATTTTACTTTATAAAAAAAATATTATATAATATTTATAGAAGGTGAGAAAAATGAATGTAGAAGTAGATTTAGACAATGTTCGACATTTTATTTTAAGTGATGGATTTAGAGACTATTTAATAAATAATACTACCGAATTTACTACTGCCTGTTTTATTCTTCAAACCTTATTAGATAAACTAGACGAGGTATCTGTAGATGAATGAATACTTTGACGAAGGAAAAGTAGAACAGTTATATCCCGAGGCTGGGGAGTTAATGATACCTCCTGGCCTCATATGGAAACCAACTAAACCTACTGAGTTGGCAGACGCTTGCGCGAGTGGGCAATATTTTGCTCAGCTTAAAAAGGACGGGGCTTGTTATATGCTGGTCAAGACGCTTCATCATACTTATTTATTTGGGCGCACGGTATCAACAGTTACTGGACTTTTAAGTGAAAAATCTGCTAATATTCCACATATTATTGAGGCTTTTGATGTTCTTCCCCCTAATACTATTATTGTTGGTGAAATTTACTACCCGGGTGGGACTAGTAAAAATGTTACTACTATAATGGGTTGTCTTCCCGCAAAAGCAATAGAAAGACAAAAGAATAATCCTATTCATTTTTATTGTCACGATATGATTTATTATAATGGCATAAATATGATTAATATAGGAGCTTGGGATAGATATCAAAAGCTTAAAGAAATTTGGGAAACCAATAACTTTTCTCAGTATTCGTTTTTAGAATTAGCTGATGTCGTAACCGAGGATATAGACACGGCTATAGCCAACGCTCTGCGGGCTGGCGAAGAGGGGATGGTGCTAAAGAAATATGAGAGTATTTACACGCCCGGAAAGCGACCAGCCCGAGAGACGATGAAAGCTAAGCAAATGGATACCATAGACCTAGTGTGCACCCGTACTATTCCCGCAACTCGTGAATATACTGGGAAAGAAGTGAAAACTTGGCCTTATTGGGAAAAACGGTTACAGCCAGATGAACGGACTGTCTTAGCTTTGACAAGCCAATATGGCATAGAGGGATGGGAACCGGTTACTAAACCTTATGCGTTAGGTTGGCACACTTCTATCGGCATTGGAGCATATGATGATAAAGGCCAGCTTATAGAGTTAGGTACTGTATCATCTGGTTTTACCGATGAGGATAGAGAGGCGATGGGAGATAATCCTGAAGCATTTGTTGGTAAAGTAGTTTCACTTAGATGTATGTCTATTGACCGCAAAGAACACACCTTGCGGCATCCAGTATTTTGCGCTTGGCGTGACGATAAGAATGCTTCTGAATGCCGCATTAGCGAGATTTTTTAAACTGTTATCCGCAAGTAATGACCTTGAGCAGTTGAAAAAAAATAAAAAATATTTTATAATATATACATAATTCAAGAGTAAAGGAAATTACGAATGAATAAAAAGTAGATTAACAAGCTAGCTTAGCAGATTATTGAGCTAGAATTAATCCATCAAAATCCTTCGGCTACGAAGGAAGAAAAAGCCAAAGCAGAAAATCGGATACTCCAATTAAGTGGTATGTTAGGTTGTCTGCCTAATGGCATTGAAATTATGGGTGAGATTGACCTTAAAGTACAAAAGGCGCTTGCCGAACAAGAAAACTAATATTTTATTTTAAAGGAGAAATTTATTATGGGAAAGCCTATGACCGAGAACTCTAAGAAGATTTTTGTTTATCTGAGGGACAATATGGATAAGGACCTCACCGCTGCTGACGTTGCTGCCGCTCTTGACCTTGACAAGCGCAAGGTTGATGGTAGTTTCACTTCTTGGCAGAAGAAGGGCTGGGGTGTTCGCGTCCCCGCCGAGGTAGAGAATGCTGATGGCACGCATACCGCTATTAAGCTTCTGAAGCTTACTGATGTTGGTGTTACGATTGACCCGGACGATATGCCCGAGACTCCGAAGGCCGCTGAGTAATTTATAAAGGAGGAGCCATAACTCCTCCTTTTCTTTTATTATGTGGATATACCTTATTTGCGGCTTCTTATTTATAGTTGCGGGAATACTGCTATATTAGAATCATCAATATAAATAGCAAAAATATAAAATTATTTCCCGCAATGAAGCCATAGAACAAGAAAATACCCAAATTATTCAGCAGAACGAAGCATTAAAAAAAGAATATAGTGAGAAACAGGAGCAAGTAACTAATATTAAAAACTTAGTTGTTGCATAGGAACGTATTTTAGAGTCTACCCGCCGCACGACTGAAGTTTTAAAAACGCAAGCGCGGGATGCCAAAGAAGAAATTGAAAATATAAAAGCACAAGCAGGAGAACAAGCAGATATTAAATATCAAGAGGCTATAGCTGATTTAAGATAGTTATGGGAATAGGAGCAAAGTCGTTATCGTTCTCTATTGTTGGCTACTCTTGATGAAAAAGCCCAAGAAGAAGCAAAAGTGGCAGACTTGCAAGCTAAACAATAGGCATACATAGAAGAAAAAGCTCGTCAAGAAAAGATAGCAGCGGAGTAGGATTATTGGCGTTTAGCATTATCTAAAACTGATGAAATGGACGTTAATATATTACGAAATATACAACTTCAATTAACACATAAAGACGCAATAGATAAAGTGTTATGGAGTGTTTATTTTAAACCCGCTTTTGATATTTTAGCTTCACATACTTTTACTTCCGCAAATAAAGTAAGCGGTATTTATCGTATTACTTGTTTGTCTAATGGGAAAATGTATGTTGGTTAGTCTGTTGATATCAAAACTCGGTGGACTCAACACATTAAAGCCGGGTTAGCTTTTGCTCCTGCTTCAAATGCTTTATATAGAGCGATGCAAGAATACGGGGTTTAGAACTTTACTTTCGAAATATTGGAAGAAGTTCCACCTTTAAAATTAAATGAACGAGAAAGTTATTACATAGATTTTTATAAAACACGCGATATTGGTTTGAACAATACTCGTGGCGGCGCCTAATTGCGCTTATTGATAATTTATGATATAATAATTTTAGAAAATTCAGAGAATATTTTAAGTTTTTTAAAAGGAGATTTGACGATTATGCAGAAAATGAAGAATAATGTACATCTTGAAGGTTGGGTATATGAGAGCAAGCTGGAGCTGAAAGTAACTGGCGCCTAGGCTAAGACTCCAGGCGTAGAATTTATTTCTGGTACTCTTAGTGTAGCAACAGACAATGAAAAGCTGAATATTGTACCGGTCCACTTTACTTATGTAACTGCGGTGACTGCGTAGGGTAAGCCCAATGCTACATTCAATACGCTGAAGGCTATTATTGATGGTAAGATTGGTACTGTTATGTCGGGCAATCCAGGCTTTGTGCGTATAGATACTGCCCTTGACCTTAATGAGTTTTATAGTAACCGTAATGGGGTCGAAGAGCTGGTAAGCGCTCGCCGCAATGAGGGCGGTTTTGTTCATAGCATTACAGAGACTGAGCTTATTGCTGACGAGAATAAGCGTGCTATTTTTGAAGTTGATATGGTTATTACCAAGGCAACTCATTTTGAGGCAAACGAGGAAAAGAATACTCCTGAGTACCTTAATCTGTTTGGGTATATATTCAATTTCAGAGGCGCTCCCCTGCCTTACGATTTCTCTGTTTATCACCCTGGTGCCATTAGCTATTTTGAGGGCCTTGAGATTAGCGGCAAGAACCCTGTATTCACAAAACTTCGTGGTATTGAGGTAAATCAGACCGTTGTCCGCACCTATGAGGAAGAGAGCGCATTTGGTGACCCCTCTGTGCGCGAAGTTAAGAGTTCCCATCGCGATTTTGTAGTTAATTGGGCCGCGGCAGAACCTTATGTTTGGGATGATGCTGAGACTATAACTGCGGCAGAGCTTTCTGAGGCACTTGCCAAGCGTGAGATTACTCTTGCCGACATTAAGAAGCGCCAGGATGAGTATCGCGCTTCTAAGGGCAGTGCTATCCCGGCTGCCGCAGCCACTCCTACTACGGGTGCTAAAAAGCCCGTTTACAACTTTTAATACAAGGATATAATATCCTTGTATTAATTTAAGTTGAAAGGAGTATTACTATGGCAATTAATCTAATGGCAATTGAACCGCACCGGGTGAGCCGAGATTTATCCGGGTTTATTACCTACTTATACGGAGCGGCTAAAACCTTGGCCACTCACTAAGCGATTAGTGTTTACAACGTAGTAAAAAGCTGGAACCCTGAGATGGGAATCAGAGCGGAAGGCTAGATGCAAAAATTTAGCCACGCGCAACGCATAGGATAAATAAACTTTTTTAGAAGAAAGGATGTTCGGATTGAATATCGAAAAAATAGAAGAAGATGTAATTAAAGATTATACAGTTAATAAAATATGTATATCTAAAATAGCTAGAAAATATCATCATCGTAATTCTTGGGTTGCTGCTATTTTAGATAAATATGATATACCTCATGGGTATGGAGTACTTAGAACAGGACAGAGCAACGAAGCAAGCAAAAGGGTATTTACGCAAGAAGAAAAAGAATTAATTTATTCCATTTATAGCACCGGCGGGACGACAAAAGATTGTATAGAAGCTGTCCATTGTGGAGAAGATTCTTTACGAAGAGTATTGCAAGAACTCGGTATTTATCGTAGTCATGCAGATATTATGAAAACTCTGCCACAAAATCAACGGAAATACTATGTAAATGAGGCTTTCTTCTTAGAACAGTCAGCCAATATGGCATATTTATTAGGTTTTTTAGCTTCTGATGGGAGCGTCTCAAAGGATAGAAATGATATTTCTTTGGGACTTTCATCTATTGATCGTGAAATATTAGAAAAAATACAAAATATCATTGGCGGTCGTCCAATTGATGATTATATAACCGCAGAAGGATTTTCCGTTTCAAAATTAACCTTTACCTCTCAAATCGTTAAAAATGAACTTGCTAAATATAATATTACTCCCAAAAAAACCTTTACGCTTACACCGCCAGATAAATTAGAAAAAAAATATTGGATAGATTATATCAGAGGCTACTTTGATGGGGACGGCTCAATAAATTATATTATATCGAATAAATCTTTGCGTTGGCAAGTCTGTTCAGCCACAAGAGAAATTTTGCAATGGATAGTAGATTGGTTGTATGAAGCATACCAGATACCTAAAGTGAATATCCAAAAGCAAGAACGTGTAAATAGTCCTCTTTATGTAATTCAGTATAGTACCAATGCTACCAAAAATATATATAATATCTTATATACTCCTAATACTCTTTTTCTAAAACGCAAAAAAGATAAATTTGAAGAAATTCTAAAAAAGAAATAAAATCCCACGAGACTACGCATCTCTGGATTAGAGATGAAAAGATATGCTGAACTTACATTAATAGGAAATGTAAGAACTAAAAGATAAAAAACTTTTAGGATAACAAATTGAAGGTGGGTAAGACGACACTGTGCAGCAAGTTTCCTAAAGCGCTGATACTGGCATTCGAAAAAGGATATAATGCGTTGCCCGGTGTAATGGTCTAGGACATTACGCGGTGGAGCGAGTTTAAAGAAGTAATACGTGAACTAAAAAAGCCCGAAGTTAAAGAGCGTTTTAAGACGATAGTTATTGATACGGTTGATTTAGCCGGCGCGCTCTGTGAGAAATACATTTGCGGTCAGCTGGGTATTGACTCTATAGGTGATGGTGGTTGGACTAATAATGGCTGGTCTAAGTACAAAACCGAATTACAGGATTGTATGAGAACGATAACCCAGCTTGGTTATTCTTTAGTTTGTATAAGTCATGATAAAGATAAAACCTTTAAGCGCAAGGACGGTACGGAATATAACCAGATAGTGCCGACCGCGCAGACTTCATTAAATAATATAATGAAAGATATGGCAGACCTTTATTTATATGCCGCTTTAGACGAAATATCGAAAGAAAGAAAAATATACATTCGTTCTCTTGATAACTCTATTGATTGCGGCAGCCGCTTTAAAAATATAGTAAATGAAATTCCACTTGACTATAATGCTCTTGTTCGTGCGGTTAATGACGCTATCGAGACAGAGGCTGACGAATATGGTGGAGTATATATCACAGACCAGCGTGAAGCTCCCATCGCAGAACCTAAGGTTTATGATTTTATAGCGATGAAAGAGGAATTTACTGATCTGGTGGGCAAACTTATGACCGCTAATCAATCAAATGGAATGAGAATTACTTCTATTGTTGATAGGTATTTAGGTAAAGGTAAAAAGGTTAGTGATTGTACAGATTCTCAATGCGAGCAACTTGACCTTATTTTGGGTGAACTAAAAGAATTATTAAAGTGATTAAAGATAGAGGTTACTATTAAAAGTAGCCTCTATTTGATTTTTATAAAGATTTATGGTATAATATTTATATAGAGTATGAAAGGAGGTCTTTTCATAGCAGCAAAAAAGCCAATGGTAAAATGCAAGTATTGTGGGAAAAGTTTCTATCGAGAAGATTGTGAATGGGTCAAGATAAAGAACCGTTATGCCCACGCAGCTTGCGCAACTGGAGAAGCCTCCGCGCAAGAACAAGAGGAAGAAGAAATGTATGCTTATATGAAGCAATTATTTCAAACAGATACCTTAGCTACTCGTATATATCAACAAGTAAGACAGTATTTAGGTGAAGGTAAAACTTATAAAGGCATTTATAAAACTTTAAAATATTGGTATGAAATAAAAAACGGGTCAATAGAGCAAGCTAGAGGCGGTATTGGTATCGTTGAATATATTTATGATGATGCACAAGCTTACTGGGTTGCTGTACAAATGGCGCGAGAACACAACCAACAAGCACAACAGACAGACGCTCCGCAAGTGCGAGAGGTTCATATTATTAATCCTTTGAGAAAACCTATGCGGCACTTACGACCTCAATTTACATTTTTAGATGAGGAGGCATAGGATAGTGGCAAAGAATAATTATGTAGATGTCGCCGCTATAACTCAAGTAATAGGCTGTGTACTCAATAATTCAACAATATTAGATAACACAGATGAATACTCTATAACTGAAAAAGATTTTGTTGAAGATTTCCATAAAATAGTATTTGGCTCTATGTATAATTTGCATCTAAATAATAGTAAAGTGACTATTGATGCGATAATAGATTATCTTGCCAATAGACCAAAATTTAATGCAATTTTTCAACAGAATAAAGGTATTGAATACTTAGTTGAGGCTTCTGAGTTAGCAAATATAGATACTTTTAATTATTATTATAATAGATTAAAAAAGTTTTCTTTACTGCGGGCTTATGATAATTATGGCGTAGATGTTAGTTTTCTTTATGACCCTACTAATATATTAGACGCCAAAAAGAAGCAAGAGCAAGAAGATTGGATAGATCAAGCTACTTTGTTAGACATAGCTAAGGCTGTTGATTTAAGAATTGATGCTATTCGTGGAGAATTTGCGGAAGATGATTTAGGTATGGCTTATCAAGCTGGCGATGGGATCAATGAATTAATAACAGACTTACAAAAGCACCCAGAAATTGGTATTCCGCTATATGGGCCTTTAATTAATACTGTTACTCGTGGCGCAAGGCTACGTAAGCTCTACTTAAGGTCAGCTGCCACCGGAACGGGCAAAACTCGTTCTATGATTGCGGATGCCTGCAACTTCGCGTGTGACCGCATTTATCATAATGATTGGGGTTGGATTACCAATGGTTTAAAACAACCTACGCTGTTTATTGCTACAGAGCAAGATAAAAGTGAAGTTCAGACTATGATGCTTTCTTTTTTATCTAATGTAAACGAAACGCATATTCTTGATGGTCGTTATGAAGATGATGAACTAGAAAGAGTAAAAGAAGCCGCGCGGATTTTGCAAAATAGCCCGTTATGGATTGAGGAACTGCCAGATTTTTCACTTCAAGATGTCGAAAATAAAATCAAACGACATATTAGAGATAATGGCGTCAAATATGTAGCTTTTGACTACTTACAAACTAGCTTAAAAATTCTGGAAGAGATAACTCATAAAAGTGGTGGAGTTAGACTTCGTGAAGATAACATCTTGTTCATGCTTTCGGCTCGTCTTAAAGATTTGGCTAATAAGTATGGAATTTTTATTTTAACTGCGACTTAGTTAAATTCGTCTTATCAAGATTCTGAAACGCCAGACCAGAACTTATTGCGCGGTGCGAAGAGCATCGCGGACCGAGCAGACCTAGGTATGATTCTTCTAACACCCACCAATGATGATTTGGTGAAAATAGAAGGCATAGTAGCAGGTAACCCGCACTTCCGAATGCCTAATATTAAGTTGTCCGTTTATAAAAACAGACGAGGTGCATATAAAGGAATTTATCTGTGGTGTGCGGCAGACCTAGGTACGTGTCGCATTGAACCGCAGTTTTGTACGGATTGGCGGCACCAGCTGTTGCCAATCGAAGATATTAAAGTCATTGTAGAAGATGACCCAGCCCCTTGGGAAACTACACATAAATTTTAAAGGAGATAAAACTTATGGCTAAAGGTTTTAGAAAAGGTAACGGAGTTATTTATCAGCTTAATCGTAAATTCTATGATAGTATTGCTGCAACCCGCAAGGGCGAAGACAAAGTTGGCTCGGCTAAGGACTATGTACTAAAGGTAATCAATGAGTCATTCGGCATTAAGGAGCCGGTCATTGATGTCGAGATACTATAATAAGGATGAATTAAAAAGTAAATTAGAGATTACTCAAATTTATGACCTTTTAGAATTATGGGGCGGGGAGCCAGAGTACACTTCTTTCGGAATAAAGAGTCGTACAATTTGTCATAACCCACCTCTTGAGGGGTCGCGCAAATTATATTATTATACAAGTACTAAACTTTTTGTTTGTTATACTGGCTGCTCTGGTTCATTTGATATATTTGAATTGGCAATTAAAATAGCTAAAATACAAAAAGAAGAGACTTGGGAGCTTTATGACGCAATGGATTACATTGCACGCTACTTCGGTTTCGAAGGTCAAGCTTCAATAATTGACACAGAAGAACTTTTAGACTGGGAAGTTTTTCGACGTCACAAGTTTAATCGTAAACGAGCTCAATTAGGTATTATATTGCCAGAATACGACGCGGCAATACTAGATAAATTCTCCTATCCCCGCATTCTTCGGTGGGAAATAGAAGGTATAAAAAGAGAAGTAAGTTTACATAATCACATCGGGTATTACCCCGGTGATAACCAAATTACAATTCCTCATTACGACATTAATAACAGGTTAGTTGGTATTAGAGGACGTACTTTATCTATAGAGGATGGCGAGAGATATGGTAAATATCGTCCATTATTAATTAATGGTATCCAATATAGCCATCCTCTTTCTATGAATTTATATAACCTTAATAATTCCAAAGACAATATTCGTAAATCGCAAGTCGCTATTTTGCTAGAATCGGAGAAGAGCTGCCTTCAATTTAGTAGTTTTTACGGTTATGATAAAGATATTTCTGTAGCCTGCTGCGGAAGTAATGTTTCTAGTTATCATATAGAACTATTGAAGAAGTGCGGAGCTAAAGAAGTGGTATTAGCATTTGACCGTCAATTCCAAGCATTAGGGAACTCAGATAGTGAATTTATACAATTAAAAAAGAAATTAATTAATTTATATGATAAATATAATAAAACTATAAAAATTACCGCCATATTTGATAAAGAAATGATTACCCCCTATAAGGCTTCTCCCACTGATTGCGGCAAAGAAGTCTTTGAGCAATTATTACAAACAAGAATAGTGCCATCAGGGAGGTAAGATATATTTTGGAATATAAGTTAATTAATCCAAGAAATGAAAATTATACGATATTAGAATAGGTATTAACCAATAGAGGCATAGAAAAGGATAAAATTAAGTAGTATTTAAATGTTACTCGTGATGATGATTTGCCTCCTATTCTATTAGATAATATTAGAGAAGCGGCAGCACTTTTACTTAAGCACATTTCTGCGGAAAGTAAAATTATGATATGCATAGACAGCGATTGCGACGGATATACTAGCGCTGCGCTCCTTTTAAACTATATTTATGCTCGGTTTCCTAGCGCCATAGGAAACTTTACTTATTATACGCACGAAGGAAAAACCCATGGTTTACACGACCTAGTTATAGATGGAGATATCGCATTAGTAATAGCGCCCGATAGTTCCAGCAACGACTATGAAATTCATGAAGCTTTATCTAAAGAGGGCGTAGAAGTATTAGTGCTTGACCACCACTAGGCTGAATATGTGAGTCCTTTCGCTTGCGTTGTTAATAATTAGTTGTGCGACTATCCTACTAAATCGCTAAGTGGAGTAGGTATTGTTTATAAATTATGTGAATATATAGATGAATTATGTGGCGATGAACTAGCTACTCAGTTCAGTGATATAGTTGCATTGGGGCTCATAGCTGATATGATGGATACGAGAGATTTAGAAACTCACTATTTAATACAGGCTGGCTTGAATAGCATCCGCAATCCTTTTATAGCGGCTATGGCAGAAAGAAACTCATATTCATTAGGTGATGAATTAACGCCTATTGGCGTAGCTTTTTACATTGTACCTTATATTAATGCAGTTACCCGTGTAGGAAATATGGCAGAGAAACTACTTTTGTTTGAGTCATTTTTAACTTGGAAAGCAGATGAACTTATCCCTTCTACTAAAAGGGGTATGTCAAATACTTTAGAAAGTAGGGTAGAATAGGCTGTTCGTACTTGTATTAATATTAAAAACCGTCAAACAAGAGAACAGGATGAAATGGTTGAGAAAGTTGAGGCTTTAATCACACGAGACTAGCTTTTAGAGCATAAAGTACTAGTTATCAAGATGATAGAAACTTATGACAAGGGTATCACCGGACTAATCGCTAACAAACTTATGGCTAAATACCAACGGCCGGTTTGTTTACTTTCTCCTACCTTCGATGAAGAGGGAAAGATATTTTGGTCTGGCTCTGCGCGAGGCTATTAGCAAGGCAGCCTAACAGATTTTCGTCAATTTGTTCGTGATAGCGGATTTAGTCTGTATGCGGAGGGGCATCCAAACGCTTTCGGTACAGCTTTCCCCGATGAGTATATTAATTTATTTATTAACTATGCTGATGAAGAATTGGCTAATATTCATTTTGCACCAATATACCGTGTAGACTTTGTATGGCATCAAGATGACTTAATTCCCGATAATATTTTAGCAATAGGAAATGCTAAGGCATTATGGGGTCAGGAAATTAGTGAGCCTTATGTGGCAGTAGAAAATTTACCTATTACCGCAGATAAACTTACTTTAATGTCACCAGATAAAAAACCAGCTATTAAAATTCAGTTACCAAATGGAGTAGCCTTTATTAAATTTAAATCCTCATATGAGGAATATTAGGAATTATATAGCGAAACTGGCTGTGTTTATATAACTTTAGTAGGACGTTGTAACACTAATAAATATTACAATACCATTACTCCGCAAATTATTATTGAAGATTATGAAATTACTAACCGCCAACAATATTACTTTTAAGGAGAATATATGCAGAAAAAGATAATTATATTTTTATTAGTATTAATATTATGCGGCTGCCAGTCTGTAGTTCCTGCCGCTTCACTTGAAGTGGCAACTCCATATTCATACGAAGATTATATTGAATTAGAACTATTAATTACAGAGCAGCAAGAGCGAAAAGAAAATGCTCATATTATGGCCGAGGCCGCGCGGGCTTTGGGATATACCGACGACCATATTATTATTCAAACAGCTAAAGAAGCATGGTGGGCTGCTGAAAATGCTCGCCACGAATACCATACTTTGCAAACAGAGCTGCGGGCGGTCTGGGAAGCGAAAGAACTAGAATACCCGGACGCCACGCGGGTATGGATACTCTTAAAGTCATATAACTTATCTGATGCCGTTGTCGCTGGACTACTTGGTAATTTTATGGTTGAAACGGCGGGGCAAACCCTTGATATTAATCCACTTTTATATAGTAAATCTGGCGGGCATTATGGTTTAGCTCAGTGGAGCCGCAAATATTATCCAGATGTGCAAGGTGCGGATACGCCAATGCAAATAGCCTTCTTAATGGAAACTATGGAATATGAATTTACGGTGTATGGAAAAGTTTATAAATCTGGCTTTACATATCAAGATTTTCTTGAATTAACCGATCCTCGCCAAGTTGCGCTGGCATTTGCTAAGGTCTATGAGCGTTGTGGGAGCGGTTCTTATAGTGCGCGCCAAAATTGTGCGGCTATTGCTTATAATTACTTCCGCGGGGTGAATTAAATGATTGGTATTATATGGTATTATGAAAATAAAGACCAAGCTTTTGAGTTGTTAAAAAAGATGCAGCGAGGTTATGAAAATCTTAATATTGGAACTAAGATTCGAGCAACTAAAACTAATATTGCTCTATATTGTGATAATGAAGATATTTGGAGAATATACCCCGCTCGTTCTTCAGGTAAAGGCCATAGATGTAATATAAGTTATATCGAATACGGCACTCCTAAAGAGATTATTGCAACATTAATTCGTCCTTGTACGACCGCTTATCCTTATAGTGCTTTTAATTATTATGGAGGTCCAACCGATGGAATTGACTCGTAAGCAAGCTGAAGGACTACGGATTGCGGTCGAGCGATGCAAATAGCGAGAAAAGTACACCGTAATAGCCGGGTATGCCGGAACGGGCAAGTCTACCTTAGTGCGTTTTATTATAGATGCTTTGGGTGTTGACCCAGAAAAAGACGTCCGTTACATAGCCTATACGGGTAAGGCAGCTACCGTATTAAAAAATAAGGGCTGCCCTAATGCTACTACGGCGCATAAACTCATTTATTATTCTAAACAACTACCCAATGGACGTTTTATTTATACCAAACGTCCTACTTTAGAAGGCGAACCTAAAATAGTGGTTGTTGATGAAGTTTCTATGTTGCCAAAGAAAATGTGGGATGCGCTATGCCGATATAAAATCTATATTATCGCGTGCGGCGACCCAGCACAACTTAGTCCTATCCCCAATAAAAAAGGCGAAGACCCAGACAATCACGTCCTAGACAACCCGCATATATTTCTCGATGAAGTAATGCGGCAAGCGCAAGAAAGCGAAATCATACGATTATCTATGTTTATAAGAAACGGGAAACCTCTATATCAGTATAAACCAGAAGGACAAGAAGTACGTTTTCTGCCCGCAAATGAAATTAACAATGGTGTTTGTTCTTGGGCAGATGAAATTTTATGTGCTACTCATTCTACTCGTAGGGTCTTAAATCGTTTATGTAGAGCAGAATTGGGTTATGGAGAAATGCCAGAAATTGGAGATAAGCTTATTAATTTAAATAATGATTGGGATGTCTCGTCTTCAAGCGGTAATCCTTTTACCAATGGCGTTATTAGTAAGTTACAAGATTATGTTATTGGCGAAAAAGTATATCCACCTTTTAGTTGTGGCAATAACTCAGAAGCTATAGTAGTACCCACTTTTCAATGTAATTTAATAGGTGACGATGAAGAAATTTTTCAAGGTGTAATCGCCGATTATAATGAAATTTTAACAGAGGCTCCAGCTTTAACCGCTGAAAATGAGTATTGGATAAAGAAAAAGCTAGAAGAAAATCCACCGCACCATTTAAATTACGGTTACGCCATTTCAGTCTGGAAGGCGCAAGGATCAGAGTGGGATAAGGTTTTGCTGTTCGATGAACCGCATTGGCCTCGTGGAAAGGAAGAGCGGCAACGCTACCTATATACCGGCATAACACGAGCGGCAAAAAGATTAGTGATTATATAGAAATGAGAGAGATAAATTAAATGTCTCTCTCTTTACTTTTAATAGAAAATATGATATAATATTTATAGAAAGTATAAGGGGGTTTTAAAAATGGCACTTATTACCACGAATTATCAGTATCATGAAAATAATTATAATTTTTATGCAGATGCCGCCAAAGATATGCTTTATTCAATAGCCGATCGGACTATTACTAAATCAGAAGCTTCGATTGCTAAGTCTATTTGAGGAACATAAGTTATGGTTTATATGGGAAGTAAGGCTAAATTTGCCAAATACATTGTTCCAATTTTACAGGCCGAGATAGATAAAACAAAAACAAATACTTATATAGAGTGTTTTGTTGGTGGAGCTAATATAATAGATAAAATAAACTGTGATAATAGATATGGCTATGACCGCAGCGAAACTTTAATAGCTCTTTTAAATCAAGCAGCTCTTGATTTTTCAGCGCTTCCAAAAGATGGTAATAGAGAAATGTGGGATGAAGGCAAAGCTTATGTAAAAGACGGGAAACCTTTGACTACTATGTCTCTTGCTGATGTTGGTGCTATTGAATTTTTTGCTAGCTTTAGTAATGGTGGTTTTCCTAGAGGCTATGCGAAGAACTCTAGTACCCGCAATTATTATCAAGAAGCTTATCGTAATATGGAAAAGCAAGCGCCTAACTTAAAGGGTATTATTTTTAAATGTCAAAATTATTGGGAACTTGACCCTAGCACAACTGGTGCTGTAATCTACTTAGACCCGCCATATGCGAACACTAAATTTTACGGCTACGCCAGCGAACCCCGTATGGATTATGAGCATTTCTGGAATTGGGTACGAGAGTTAAGCAGTTGTAATTCAGTTTTTATCTCTGAACAAACCGCTCCAGAAGATTTTGAAATAATATGGGAGCGAGAGTGTAAAAGGACTGCGGGGAAAGATAATACTTTCAAGGCGGTAGAAAGGTTATATAAATACAAAGGAGCATAAGATGGGACAATATACCAACAAAGGATTATATAACTCTTATAAAAAAAATAATAAAGAAAGAGCAGAATTGGATTATTATTCTACTCCCACTAACGAAGTAACCAATATATTAAATACGTTAAAGTATGACTTTTCCAATAAAAGTATACTTGAGCCTTGTGTTGGTGGTGGTCATATGATGAACGGCATTCTTCAATATCTTAATGCCAATAACTATAAGTGTCCTCAGCCAACGGGGACGGATGTTCAAGACCGCGGTTATCACTCAAATGAAGCAATATTGCTTTATGGCGACGATTTAGACTTTTTAGGTGATAATTACCCTATAGATAAAGCAGATATAATCATTATGAATCCGCCTTATGCAACACTTGAACCTTTTCTTATTCGTGCTCTTGAAATTGCTCAAGAAAAGCTGATTGTGCTTTGCCGTACTCAGGCTCTTGAAGGAGCCAGCAGATATAAAAATATCTTTGCGAAAGAGCCACCAAGTGAGATCTATCAATATATTGATAGAATACAGTGTTGGAAGAACGGCGAAAAACCCGCTGGCTCTTCCGCGCAGGCATATTGTTGGCTGGTGTGGAATAAAACACTAATTAACTATGGATGTTTCCCACCTCTCATGCATTGGATACATCGAGCAAGTTGATTTTGTTCAGTAAATATGTTATAATATTATTATATAAAAAAAGGAGGGGAAGAACATAAGTATTTTTGGGACAGATAATAGTTTTGCTGATTCTATGGAACCCTTTCCTTCTTTGAATTAGATGTCTTATGAGTGGCTAAGTGAGCATAATTTCTGGGAAGTCTGGAACCATTATCGCCATACTTGCAAAACCGATACTACTAATATGAATTTATTGGAATAGGCTGCCGCAGAAGAGTTGAAAGGGGGAATGCCAAGTGAAGATACCTTATCCAGGAAGTCTTCATAACTGAACCACACAGATTATAGCAATACACGCCTTCGAGATAGTATTAATCGTTATAATACATTAATAGACTATGCGATTGAATTGGGGCATCAAGTTATTGCAATTACCGAGCATGAATGTTTAAGTAGCCATATAAAAGTAGAACAATACTATACAAAAATTAAACAAGAGCACCCAGATTTTAAAGTCATCTTAGGAAATGAGATATATCTAGTGCGGGATGGGCTTGACGCTTCTAACTACGTGCGCGGTGAAGATAAATATTTCCACTTTATTCTTCTGGCTAAAGACGCTGTTGGACATCAGCAACTGCGGGAATTATCTACCAGAGCTTTTCTTCGTTCCTATAAATCTTTTAATATGGCACGGGTTCCTACTTATTACCAAGACATAGAAGAAATTATTGGTACGAACCCGGGCCATATAATTGGCAGTACCGCTTGTCTAGGCGGATTTCTTGCTACTAAAATTCTCAAATTAAAAACACTCCAGGGACAAGAAGCTGTAGATTATAAGAATAATATTATGACTTGGTGTACTTGGATGCAATCTATTTTTGGCACAGATAATTTTTATTTAGAAATGCAACCTTCTTATAATAGCGACCAAATTTATGTTAACCAAGTTTTAGTGGAGCTGTCTAATCAGTTAAAAATTCCATATATCATAACCACTGATAGCCATTATCTGCGCAAGACCGACCGCCCCATTCATAAAGCTTTCCTAACCGCGCAAGAAGGAGAAAGGGAAGTCGACGAGTTTTATGCCTCTACTTATATGATGGGTACAGAGGAACTTGAAAGTTACTTTCCTTACTTTACAAAAGAGCAGCTTAATAAAGCCTATGAGAATATTTTAACAATTCGTAGCAGTTGTGAAGATTATAGCTTATTAAAACCTTTAAAAATCCCAGCTTTAAAATGGAAAATTCCAAATATTACAGCAATAGAGAAAGTATGGTTCCAGCGCATCCCGCAATTACAAATTTTTTATGAGTCTCCGCATCAAAGTGACAGAGTTCTTGCTCTTGCTATTGTTGACAAATTATTATCTGATGAAAGATTACAAGCTCCAGAAATATATAATGAATTAAATAATAATCTTGAAACCACTTGGCAAAGTTCAGAAGTTAATAACGCAAGATGGTCAGCTTACTTTTTAAACCTTCAAAATAATATTCAAGTGTGTTGGGACGCAGGAACGCTAGTAGGACCGGGTAGAGGCTCTGGGGTAGGTTTCCTTTTACTGTACATCTTGGATGTCATACAGATTAATCCTCTCTGGGAGGAGACACGAACTTATGCGTGGAGGTTTCTCAACCCTGACCGTGTCAGCGTACTTGACATTGACACCGATATAGAGTCAGCCCGTCGCCCCATCGTACTACAAGCATTAAAAGACTATTATGGCGAAGATAGAGTAGCCAATGTTATTACTTTCCATACAGAGAAAGCAAAATCCGCAATTCAGACCGCGGCGAGAGGTTTGGGAATAGATAATGATATATCTTTGTATATTGCCTCTCTCGTCCCCGCAGACAGAGGCCAAACCCGCACTTTACACGAATGTTATTACGGTGATGAAGAAAAGGGATTTAAACCTGTTGCGCCTTTTGTTCAAGCAATGAAAGAATATAAAGAGTTGTGGCAAGTAGCTAGTGAAATAGAGGGATCACTATAAGATTGGTCCTATCAAACACCCTTACCTAATATATAATTAGGGGTATATAAAATTTTTATATGCTAACGGGAAAACCTAAACTTTTAAAGGCAAGGTAATTCCGTGGGAACTTTTTAGAACTTTTGGTCAAAAATGTTTAAAAGAGATGCTAACATTTTCACATAATATGAAGGAGATGATAGCATTATGAATTATATTTATGGCTATAGGAACAAAACTAATAATAAGTGGTATGTAGGACAAACTACTATGCCATTAAAAGAACGGCATCGTTTACATTTATCTGGTGCTACACATGAAAAAGCTTCAGATTATAGTTGCCTGTTTCACCAAAAAATACGAGAATACGGCATTGATAATTTTGAATTAGTAATTTTAGAAGAAGTAGAAGATAAAGAATAGCTTGATGCACGAGAATAGTTTTGGATAAAAGAAAAAAATAGTTATGTGAAAAATGGAAATGGATATAATTTAACTATTGGTGGATAGAAACGAAAAAACAATGAAAATTATTGGGATTTACGTTGTTCTTTATCAAAAGAATAGGCGCAAGGAATCATTATGATGTTACAAACTACTGTAATACCTCAAACAGAAATAGCTAAATAGTTTAATATCTCTGCTAGTACGGTAAATCAAATTAATGCTGGTACAAAATATCGACTATTAAACGATAATGAATATCCTATTAGAACAAATAATAAAAATTTCCTTTCTGAAGAATAGATACAAGAGATTATTCTTTTATTACAACAAGGATATAAAAATACTGAAATAGCCGAATTAACTAATACTAACGTTGGACAAGTTTCAGCAATTAATATGGGACGTCATAATAAATAGCCAAATTTAACTTATCCTATTCGGCCAGAAACCAAAGAACAAAAAAAGTTTAAAGAAAAAGCTGAATGGATTAAATAGCTACTAGAAGAAAATCAATTAAATAATAAAGAAATAGCGAATTTGGTTTCTTGTGATGCTTCTTGTGTATCTAGAATTAATTCCGGTAAAAATTACTATGAGAAAGACCGCATCTATCCTATTAGACCAAAAGATCGAAAATGAGCCTGTATCGACTATGGCAGGTTAAGCTGCCAGTAGGGGTACTATTAATACGTACCTGCGTTTTAGGCAACGAAGCGCATGAAAACCGAAACGGGTGTTGTCTATTCATTTATGAATAGAGTTAAGATATAGTCAGTACTAACAGAAATGTTAGATTATACGTAATTTGTTCAGTGGGAGAACACGCGGGTGGAGTAATTTTTGTAGATGAGCCATTCACGAATGCTACTTCCTTAATGCGGGCGCCCAATGGCGACGTAGTAACTAGTTATGAGTTACACGACGCTGAGGCTGCTGGTTTGATTAAGATAGACCTTCTTTCGGTAAACTGCCTTGATAAGATTCACCAGTGTTTAGACCTACTCATCGAACAAAATTATATAAAACCTGGCGCTACTCTAAAAGAAACATACGAAAAAACAATAGGTATATACAACTTAGAGCGCAAAGACCCTAAAATGTGGCAGATGATTTGGAACCATGAAATTCAGGATTTGTTTCAGATGGAAAAAGAAAGTGGTATTCAAGGTATAGCTTTAATTAAACCAAAAAATCTTAATGACCTAACTGTTTTAAATTCAGTTATTCGTCTAATGGCTCCAGAGAAAGGCGCTGAACAACCACTCCAAATGTGGGCAAGATATAGACGAGATATTAATCAATGGTACAACGAAATGCGGCAGGCGGGTTTAACTGCCGATGAAATCAGTTGGTTATCTCACCATGACGCCTGCACAGACGGGATGTGTGAGTCCCAAGAAGGGCTCATGAGCCTAGTCCAAGACGAACGGTTAGGTGGCAATACGTTAACCTTTGCTGACCAATGTCGCAAGGCGCTAGCTAAGAAAATCGGAAAATTATTTGATGAGTGTCAGGAGACGTATTACCGCAACGCAAAAGAAAAGGGTTGTTCCCCCGCATTGGTTCGCTATGTATGGGAAACTCTGCTTGCTCCGCAACGCGGATACTCATTTAACCGTTCTCACTGCCTAGCTTATTCGCTCGTAGGCCTACAAGAAATGAATCTCGCTTTTAGATTTCCGATAATATTTTGGAATTGTGCTTGTCTCATAGCTAACTCTGGTGGCGGTGAACTCGAAGATGCTAACAACAAAGGTGCTAAATACGGAAAAATGGCACAAGCTATGGGGCATATGATTGCGGCGGGTGTTACCATTTATCCGCCTGATATCAACGAGTCAAGTTATACATTTTACCCTGAAGTTGCACATAACCGAATACTATATGGTTTAAAAGGTATTAGCAACGTGGGAGAAGAAGTAGTTCAAAGTATCATAGAAAATCGTCCATATTCATCTTGGTTAGACTTTTACGAAAAAGTAAAACCTAATAAAACAGCTATGATAATGCTTATAAAGGGCGGTGCTTTTGATAGCTTTCAAGACAGGGCGCGCACTTTGGTAGAATTTATTTGGCATACGTGCGATAAAAAGTCGCGTGTAACGCTTCAAAATATGCCAGGTTTAATACGATATGGGCTACTCCCGCAAGATACAGAAGAACAGCAAATGGCTTTACGGGTATATGAATTTAATAAGTATTTAAAAGTAGAGTGTAAGCACTCAATGCGAGCTAATAAATATCAATTAGATACTCGCGCTATAGATTTTCTTGCAAAAATAGATTGTGACACTTTATTAGAAACTGATAATACTAATATGTATTTAGATATTAAAGCTTGGGATAAAGTATATCAATCATATATGGATGTATTTCGAGCCTGGATAAAGGCAGACCCACAAGCCGTTTTAGATAGCTTAAATGAAACCATTTTTATGAGCGATTGGAATAAATATAAAGGACGCGGCAATCTTTCCGCTTGGGAAATGGATGCGTTATGTTTTTATTATCACGACCATGAACTTAAAGATACCAACACCCGCAAATATAATATTGTCCCCTTTAATAAATTACCAGAAGAGCCTATTGTAGAAAAAACTTTTAAGCGCGGTGATTTTACTGTTCCTATTTATAAATTAAGTTTTATTATAGGCACTTGTATAGCAAAAGATAAAAATAAGGGAAATGTTTCTTTATTAACCACAGATGGAGTAGTTACTGTTAAGTTCAGAAAAGAATATTTCGCTTTATTTGATAGGCAAATATTCCGCAAAAACGAAGATGGTAGTAAAACTGTTCTAGAGCGTAGTTGGTTTAATAAGGGGCAAATGATATTAATACAAGGTATCCGTCGTGGTGATAATTTTATCCCTAAAAAATACGCCGCAAGTGGTATGCACCAATTATATAAAATTGATGGTATTCTGCCAAATGGAGATTTACAATTAAGAAGTGAACGAATACCAGGAGAAGAGGAAGAAGATGCAGAAATATAAAATTATAGCAATTATGGGGAAAGCCGGGTGCGGCAAAGATACTTTGTTAAAGAATGTGGTTAGTTATATGCCACATTACTTTAACGCTTTAATTTCTTGCACCACCCGCCCACCAAGAGCCAATGAAAAAGAAGGACGAGACTACTTCTTTGTAACCGAAGAAGAGTTCGCGGCGGCTGACTTACTAGAACAAACCGTTTTTAATAACTGGCATTATGGCACAGCCGCGCATACTCTATCACCAGACAAGATAAATATTGGAGTTTTTAGCCCAAATGGCGTCCGCAATTTAATGGAACGTCGTGATATTGAGTTAATTACTATTTATTTAGTAGCCAATGATAAAGCACGGCTTTTGCGGCAGCTAAATAGGGAAGAACAACCTAACGTATACGAAATTATACGGCGTTTTGGCACCGATGAAGCTGACTTCGCAGATTTGAGTGATATTACTTATACGCTCTTGTTCAATAATTCTTTAGAAGAGTTTGAAGCTATCGTCGAATATATTGCTAATGGATTGCGGGCGCATTGGGATAATTAATCTACAAGTTTTTTCATTATATATGGATATACAGTTCTAAGAAATTGTATATCCATATTTGTGCCAAGGAGGTTTAATTCAAAATATGGTATTGATATAGAAAAGAAATGGTGATATTATTGAATTTGATAAAGAGAAGATTATTACTGCAATAAATAAAGCTTTTATTGAAGTTGATAGGTAGCTTTATGAAGATGATACTGCCAAAGATATAGCAGATGAAATATACTTAGTTGCTCTTGCTAATCCCACTCCACTTACGGTTGAAACTATTTAGGACTTAGTCGAGCAATTTTTAATGGCTTCAGAAAGACCAGATGTAGCTAAGGCATATATCCGTTACCGTTATAAAAGAGAAGCCGCGAGGAATAGTCAGAATGATTTTATTGAAGCGCTAAAATCTAAAATCGAGGCTACTGATGTAGAGAACCAAAATGCTAACGTAGATGAGCGGTCATTTGGCGGTAGAGTCGGAGCGGCTAGTGATTTACAAATGAAAAAGTACGCTTTGGAGTACTGCGTGTCTCCGATGGCGCGGCGCAATCACGAAAATAATGAAATTTATATCCATGACTTAAGCGCATACCCAGTTGGCTCTCATAACTGTTTATCTATCCCTTTCGACAAGTTACTGGCTGAAGGATTTAACACCCGTCAAACCGACGTGCGGCCAGCCGGTTCGGTAAATACAGCATTCCAGCTCGTTGCGGTCATATTCCAACTCCAAAGCCTTTAGTAGTTTGGTGGCGTATCTGCGACTCATTTGGATTGGACGATGGTTCCATATGTGCGGAAAAGCTTCGCTAAGCATTACAAAGATGGCTGGTAGTATATAGAAAATAAGTCGCTTGATGAAATAGATTATGAGATTACTTATATGTTAGATGACATAGAAGATTATAGTATTGAAGATGCAGAATGGAAAGCATATGACGCGAAAGTTTATAATTATGCTTTAAGGATGACTGAAAAAGAAATCCATCAAGCGGCGGAAGGCCTAGCGCACAACCTCAATACACTCCAGTCCAGGTCGGGGAACTAGTTACCTTTTACCTCTATCAACTACGGTACTTGCACTCTCATAGAGGGCCGTATGGTAACAAAAGCCTTGCTTGAAGTGTCTATAGAGGGACTCGGTAAGTTGCACAAAACTAGCATCTTCCCTAAACTACTGGGGCTTTAATTAGTAATAATTATTGAAAACAAGGTGAACCGCCAGAGGCGGGTGTGGAGATAAAATATGATAGGAAATGATCATTGAGATATCTCTGCTAACAGGGAAACCCTAAGTCTCTTACATTAGAGAGAGAGATATGGCAATCCTGTGCCAAGATATTTAACACACACTATCTTTAAAGGAAGGAGGAAATCCTATGGAAGAAATATGGAAAAATATTTATAATAATAATTATGCAGTAAGTAATCTCGGTCGAGTGCGAGCAAATGATCGAATAATAAATACTGCAACTGGACCACGACACTATAAGGAACGTCTCTTAATTCCAGAGGTTACGCGGGATGGGCATTTGCGAGTGACATTGGTAGAAGCAGGTAAGAAGAATCGTCAATTCGTGCATAGGCTTGTCGCAGAAGCTTTCTTGCCTAATCCAAACAATTTGCCAGTTATAAATCATAAAGATGAAAATCCTTCTAATAATACTGTTGAAAATCTTGAATGGTGTACAGTAGCATATAATAATGCTTACAACAATCGCCATGAGAGAATTGGTGACGCAGAAGGACATAATATTAAAGTTTATTCTTTAACTGGAGAGCTTTTAGAAACCTATCCTTCTTATACAAAAGCTGCGCAGGCATATGGATATTCACTTTCTACTTTTTGGCGCTATATGCAAGAAGGAAAAACTATTTGTGAAGATAAAGTGTTTATGTGTGATTAAATATAAGGTCTAACGACTATCCCGAGAGGGAGTAGATACATAGCGATATGTATCGAAGTGCCTTGCATCTATTATTTAATAGATGATGATATAGTCTACTCCGACTCTTGAAATAAAGAGTGTTAAAGTATTCCGAAAGGAACGGTATTAAGGTGTGGAATTTTCCAGTGTATGAAAGGGGTCAACCGCAAACCAGGCGAACCTAACTATGATTTATACAGACTTGCTCTTAAATCTACTGCGCTTCGCCTCTATCCCAACTACGCAAATGTAGATTGGTCAGTTAACGCGGGCTATGACCCAACTGACCCGAAGACCTACTTTAGCACAATGGGGTGTAGGACCAGCAATGGTGCCGACATCAACGCGGACCCCGGCACAAATCCGCAGACTAAAGATGGCCGAGGAAACTGTTGTCCCGTCACTATTATTCTGCCTACTATAGCGATGGAAGCAGAAGAACTTGCGGATACTTATACTGAGAAATCAGAAGATAAAACTATTGCAATTTTTATGGAGCTTCTTGATAAAAAAATCCACGAAGCTAAAGATATGCTAATAGAACGATATGAATACATATGCTCGCAACCTGTTGAGAGTGCAAAATTTATGTATGAAAATGGTTTAGGCATAGGCTTTGATGGCAAGACCGTACGGAGCGTTATGCGTCACTTTACGCTAGTTATTGGACAATTAGGGCTGGCTGAAGCACTCCAAATCCTTATTGGTACCGACCATACTACACCAGAGGGAATGGAACTCGCTAAGAAAATTGAATAGCTCTTTAATATTAGGTGCGCTGAATTTAAACAACAAGAGCATCTTAATTTTGGAGTGTATTATACTCCGGCCGAGAATCTTGCCTATACGGCTCTTAAAGCTTTCCGCAAGAAGTATGGAATTATACCTAATGTTAGTGATAGAGAGTACTTTACGAACTCCATGCACGTTCCAGTGTGGCACCAAATCTCGCCTTTTGATAAAATAGATATTGAAAGTCAACTAACCGGATATTCTAATGCGGGTTGTATTACATATGTTGAGCTTCCTAGCGGCATGCAGAATAACATTGACGCCTTGGAAGTTCTAGTTAATTACGCAATGGACCACGATATACCGTATTTTGCTTTAAATGTACCGAATGATACTTGCCTGGAATGCGGATACACAGGTGAGTTTAATGATAAATGTCCTGTCTGCGGCAGCACCCATATCCAGCAATTACGTCGAGTAACGGGTTATTTAACTGGTGACTACACTAGCGCATTTAATCTTGGCAAACAAGCTGAAGTACACGATAGAACCAAGCACGTCGGGGTGATGGAATAATGCGCTATGCAGGAATTGTCTCCAATGATTTTGCGGCAGCACCTGGAGTTAGCTTTTCATTCTTTACCCAGGGCTGCCCGCATCGATGCGCTGGCTGCCACAATCCAGAAACCTGGCAATATAGCGGCGGCAAAGAGTTCACTCAAGAAACGATGAACCGCATTATTCAAGGTTTATAGGCCAATGGAGTAGAACGCTCGCTCGCTATAATGGGCGGGGAGCCTCTCTGTCCAGAAAACCAGTTTCTTACAGCCTTAATAATTGAATAGGTTAAACAGGAGTTACCAAATACAAAGATTTATATTTGGTCTGGTTATACGATGGAAGAATTAAGTCATCACCCAACACCGGCTTTAAAACGCATCTTAGAGAGCGCAGATTACTTAATAGATGGGCGCTTTATTCTAGATCAGCGGGACATAACACTTAAAATGCGCGGCTCCCGCAATCAGCGTATTTGGAATTTGCATACGAAAGAAGATGTAACTAATGACTTCTGAATATCAAGAGGAGTTAAGTGCTTTATGCCATAAAGACAAACCTATAAATCCTTTGAGCATTTAGGCCATCATTATCGCAGATTGGACACCCCGCGTTGAGGAATGGCTTTATGCGCATCACTTTACTCCTCTATACCGAAGTTATACACATAATGCTTGGGAGCAAGCTGGTGTAGTGTGGTAGATAATTGCTTTATCAAAATAGCCTTACCCGAGAGACTTTATTCGCTCTCTTGTTTTAGACAACCGCTTAGCAGATATTGATATAAAATCTTTTATCGCACCTTTGTGCGTCCCACATTGCACTAATATTGAATTTATTGTATAATATAATTAAACAAAAAGACAAAGGAGTTCTTGAAATGGCAGATAAACTTAATGTTGCAACCATTTATCAAGTTAATCAAGCTTCTTATGCCAGCCTCCCAGAAATAACTAGAAATGAGTTCGACCGAGCCGGCATCTATGATTTCTGGAGAGGAGTTGGAAATACTTTCTATATGTTGCTAAATAACGAATTGCATTACTATACAGTAGTAATGGACCGTGGCTTTGGCGAAGAAACAATAGAAGATGTATTGTATGAAGTACTTGACTCTCTTGGTAAAATTAAAGGTGTAGAAGTTGTTGAAAAAGACCATATTGAATTTTGGGTACAGAATAGAGAAACAAATCAAGTTAATGCATTTATGTTTTTTCCTTATGATAAAGGAGTTATTGAAATATGATTGCGGTGAAATATAATTTATTTGATGTAAAATCTGATGTTTATTGTATTGCAGATAATGGAGAAGTAGTGCGCGGCACTATTAACTCTGACCCTGAAGAATTTGTAAAGATAGTTACACAATACTGCAATTTCTACAAGCAAGATACTTTGCGGCTGCAGGCTCCAGAATTCATGTTCGACGAGCTGGCTAACAGAATCCGCGAACAAGAAGCGGAATTATACGAAACACAAAATTTAAAGATTGAGAGGATATAATCTAATGAATGGATATTTAATTAAAGTAACTAACACTTATAGGGTACCGACCGTTGAGGCTGCGTTAAAGCTTCGAGAGGCCCTTTCGCATAATGACTATGGCGAGCTAATTTCATTTAAGTATGCAACTAAGTATATTAAAGAGAAGGGCGAGATAGTGGAAGAGTACCAGTTAGTTACAGCGACGATAGCCTTTAACAACGAGAAGGAGCCCGAGTCAACTGTTCAGGTTTACTATGGAGATAATGAGTAATGGCGCATTTCGCTGTAGTAAGTAAATATGCGGACGACCCCGGAGTGGTTCTACCAGTTAGAGCCACTTCGGCTTCAGCTGGGTATGACCTCGCAGCCGCGGAAGATATTGTTATTCCTCCTATGGAACACTTACTTGATAAACTGAGTATTTGGGCTTATGAAAGTAAAAGAGTAACTGATTATTGGTCTTATCTTAAACCTTTTACTTTAAGTGAATTAGCTACCGCCGCCAAAGAACAAAAAGCTAAACCGACTCTTGTCCCCACCGGTATAAAGTGCTATCTTGATAAAAACCAATGGCTAATGCTTACCAACCGCAGTTCTGTTGCTACCAAAGATTGGCTGATACTCGCTAATGGGGTTGGTACTATCGATGCTGACTATGTAGATAATCCGGAGAACGAGGGCCAAATATTCGTACCACTTATTAATCTTTCTCCTTTCGCCATCCAGATTAAAAAAGGCGATAGATTAGTAAATGCGGTGATTATGAACTACACCACTGTAGACGACGACCAGAGCCAAGGCGAGCGTTTTGGTGGATTTGGTAGTACCAATGAGTAAGGTTATTTGTTTAGATTAGTCCTCTCGCATTACTGGCTACTCCATTTGGGAACAAGAGACACAGTCATTAATCACATACGGGAAATTTGAAGTGGCGCAGGAAGATGTAGCAGCTCGTTTAATGTACATCCGCAATCGCTTAAAGAAATTTATAACAGAATTTTAGCCCACTCATTTATATTTTGAAGATATTCAATTACAATCAAGCGTTGGAAATAATGTAGTAACATATAAAGCTTTGGCAGAAGTATTAGGCGTATGTATTGAATTAGCAAAAGAAGAAGGAATAGAGTACACGCTGGTTCCTTCTACAGTGTGGAAAAGTTATTGCGGGGTCCGGGGCAAGCAACGAGCTGAATAGAAGCGGGCTGCGCAATAGTTGGTTGCAAATTAGTTTGATATAAAATGCACACAAGATGAAGCTGATGCGATTTGTATTGGCATTTATGCTAACAAGATTACACCTATTGTTAAAGAAACACGGGTTGAAGCTAATCCAAATGATTGGACATAATAAAAAATAGGGTTACTATTAAATAGTAACCCTATTAAATATATCTATCATTTCTTGTCCGTAGTTTGCTACTACGTCCGCAATTAATTCTTCATCTTGTTCAGATAATAACACATCATGACTAAATAATACAGCGTGGGCAATTTCGTGTCTCAACACTTTGCCCATAAAAGACAATGGCAGTTCTTCATTAATATAAATTGTTTTAGTAGCATCATCGCATACACCAGCGGTATAGCCACCTTTTTTAAGTCGCAAATGAGGGTGTTCTGGAGAGACTAGGATAATCATCCAAGTCTCTCCATTACTTTTAAACATTATCTATCTTAGTAGCTAAACTAGTTAATTTTTTCTGTAGCATTTGCTTTTCTTCAGGGGTAGCGTCCCTAATCATTTCTGCAATATCTACAGATAATTCTTGGACATATTGTTCTAATTCCTTCATTTGCTTTTCCTTTGGAGCCTTAGTGGCTTTGCCTTCCATATAAGTGCGGCGGGTCATGCCACTGCGGCCCTCCCGGGCATCGCGCAAGTAAGAGTCCGTTTCTGATTTAGTGCGGTCGGTATCCCAGTCGTTCATTTCAGGGGGTTTGCGGCCGCGCGTCCCATCATACATAGGAGGATAAATGCGCTCAGTGTAATATACGGTGCGGCGTTCTTGGTCTTTATCTTTCTAACTTTCTTCCATAGCATCAACGACTGAACAATAATACATAGCTTCTGCTATATCCTTTATCATATCGACAGCTTCTCCAAGTTCATGGGTATCAACGTGTTCGAGGTTATGGTTTAATTGTTCATAAACTTCTTCTACCATACATTCTTTAATCTTTTTTAATTGTTCCATAATTATGCCACCCTTTCTGCGATTAAATTAGCATTCTAAACATTAGTGATTAAAGTACCAGTATTTTTAATACTTAATTGAGTGCAACAACCTATGGGGACATCTACATATATATCGGCAGATACATTATTATATTCATCTACCGCCGCTGGAGTAGAAATCATCCTGGAGGTAGGGACAGCTTCTCCATTTAAGGCAATACTTAAATAGATCGGACCTACAGTTTCAGTTTCTTCTACTGCGATATTGGCACCGAAAGAAATTCTAAATCTGGCTCTGCATTGCCCATTGGGTAAACCTCTTAAAGTAATTAAGCCAGAACCCATACGCCATATTATACTAGAGGAGCCAGAGACCGATATGTTAGTAAATAATACGTCTGCATTAGGTTCTACGGCTTGTATTGCATTAGCTACAATCTCCATAATATCCTCCTTAATTATGCCACGAAACCAGTATAGGCATTAGAGCAGCCGCAGCCATTGTTGCAAGTGAAGATAGGGGTGCGACCATAAACTGGAGTAGTGGGTACCGGGCAAGTGTTTAAACGGTCATAAAGCGCATCTACCTCTGCGGTCTGCCCCGCGAGTAAACGAGCAGTCTGGACATCTTGCGAAGCCTGGCCACGAGCGTAAAGAAGCTCTTGTCTCAGCTGTGCAATAGTATCATTTTTCGCGTCAATCTTATCCTGGCAGAGCTGGTCAAGAATGCGCTGAGTGCTTGCGGTATTAGCACTAATGACATCGCGCAGAGCATCATTAATGGCAGCCCTATCCGCGCAAGCCTCGGTGGCTACGGTGTACTTTAAGTCAGCCGTGGCGGCACGATTATCGCAGCAGCACTGAGCCAGCTGGCCCTGAATGGCGTTCATACCCTGCGTTGAAGCGGTCTGAGAGGCGAAACTGCGTTCGAGGTCAGCTATCTAGTTGGTATAAAGCTACTGCGCAAGAGCATTCTGAGCGCCATTAACAGTAGCATTTACTCCAGCGAAGCCACTACACAATGCGTTTTGTACGTCACCAAAGCCCGCAGTAATAGCGCCAGAGATATTACCAAGAGCAGACTAAGTCGCCGCGTGATTAAAACCATCATCGGTGTTAGCATTAATGGCATTTTGGCCATTTAGCAGCCATGGGAAGTCGTAACCCAGCATCATGTTGCCGTAGCCTCCATAGCCACCGCCAAAACCACCCCAGCCTCCACCGGCGAAGAGGAAGAGCAGGATTAACCACCAAGCTCCATTACCATCTCCAAATCCGCCAAAGCCATCATTTCCACGAGTTACTGCGGCTATATCAGAAAGACTATAGCCATTGTTTGTGTTGAACATATTTATGTTCCTCCTTTAAAATAATAATATATTATTTAACACCTATTAATTGCTTAAAGGCGCTAAATTCTTTATCATAATCGACTCCGCGTTGTTGACACAAGTTGCGGGCGATTTTTTCTATCTCTTCCGTCTTACCTTCTTTAGCAAGAGCAAGAAGATTTTCTCCCATTGGGGTATTACCCATTTTCTATTTTAATAAGTCCAAACTTAATTGTCTGGGGTCTTGCGTTCCTCTAATTAATTGTACAATATCTTGAAAGCCCATTATTTAGTCCTCCTTAAAAATTATATTCTGTCTTTTTAGTAGTTGCGGGCGTCGGTGCCGGAGTAGAAGCTGGCTTTTCGGCCGGTTGCGCAAGCGCCGCGAACTAATTCTAAAAAGATTGTACTATTTCAGCTAATTCTGCTCTTGTTACATAATCTCCGGTTGTTGGAGTGACTGGAATTTCTTTTCGTTCATACATATTTAATGATGCAGTCCCATCCATATTAATCTACTTAGTATAGATTCGATTATTAGCTATGTCGGGGAAGAAAAAGATGGAACCGTCAAAATCAATTCCAGTAGCTCTAACTTCCTCTAACGAGGAGACTGGATGACCTTTAAGTCCTCCGGTCGTGGGAAATCGTGCCATAGGCGCATTGTAATAATTCATACAAAACCTTCTTTCTTTTAAGATAAAATTGCCTATTTTGCCATTTGACGAGTAAAGATATAGAGAGCCCTATTAATTAGGGCTCTCTTTTTATTTTTCCAGAGCCACTTGGCTTTCTATAATCTGAGTGAGATAAGTCTCCAAATCCCCACTAGCAGCAACTATATAGTCTAAAACGTCCTAACTAAGAATATCAATTACCGCATTTAAAGTCTTATGAAAAGCTTCCTATTGAGCTTCCGCAGTAAATCTATTTTCTTTTTTAAGAGTTTCAACATAAGTTTGATTAGTAGCTATTACGCAACGCCGAACGGTATCATAAATTAAATCAATATAATGGTCAGCTATATCGCTTTTAGTGGTTTCTTTGATTTGTTCGCGTTTAGCGTTTAACCAGTCGATAATAAACTTAGTTAATACTGCTAGTATGGGAATGAGACAGACCTCTACAAAAATATTAATATACTGTTGCATACTTGTCTCACTCCTTTCTATTATATATGAAAAATTGGCAAGACATTTTATCCGATTTTGCCAAAAATTTTTAGATAAATTTGGTTCGATTAGAAAATTTGTTTCCAACCTGAAGAGGTTTTAGTGTAGCCTTTATTTATAGGTTGCCAGGACGATGCGCCATACTTGTAATATCCTTTAACAATGGGACTCCAAGTAGAAGCACTAGTTTTGCAATATCCGATCTCTGTGGCTAATGCTATTACTGTAATCCTAATATAACCGTCTCCAGCTCGCCCAGTGGCATAAGTTCCGTCGGGCTGGAGCATAGCATTATAGCTGTCTCCATCAATAATGCTGGTATCGGTTAAATATTTATCGCTAGAAAGACTAATAAGGCCAGCTGGGTCAACCGGGTAATCACTCGCAGTGGCAGAAGTGTAAACATAGCTAGAGCCACCGCCACCGGCGTACCTTCTACTAAGCGCAGGCTTTGCGGCATAGCCGCCGCAGCCACCATACCAACCGCCGCCTCCAGCAGCTATATAGCCGTTATCGGCTCCGCTATTGCCGCCCCAGCCGAAGCCATTAAAATTGTCTCCAGAAGTAGAATAAGAACTAGGCTAACTGGCTGATAGCCCGGCATAGGTAGCGACACCATTTGTATTAGGGGAAATTTCATTATTGCCTCCGCCGTACCCTATCATACCAACTAATCCATTATAATCACCATTAAAGCCAGTGATACCGCCAGCCGCGCCGCCGGCAAGCCCCTGGGCCGCACCGCCGCCACCTCCCGCCACTATAACGCGAGAAAACCTATAATCTTTATCTAAAGTCTTTTTTGTTTGAAAACTAATATCTGAAGCGCCCCCACCATATTCCTCAACGCCCATCGCCTTACCTCCGCCATTTCGACCACCATTATTGCCACTGCCGCCTACATGGAGATATAAAGCCTATTTCTCTATAAGATTTAAATTTCCGGAAGCATAGCCACCTTTCCCGCCAGGATACTGATTATTTTTCTAACCACCCTAAGCACCCCAACATTCCAATTTATAAGTACCAACGGGTAAGGTAATCTTTTCTTCGGCCTAAGAATTATCATAAGGACAAATTAAAATATCGCCCACGGCAATAGTCTCTGACAAATCTCGCTCTAATAAACTTATTGAAGTAATATTATAAGTTGCCATTAATTCTCAACTCCTTAGGCTTCATAAACAAGCCAAATATCGCCCACCGCGCCATCGGAAGAAGTGGGCTCAGAAGTAGAAGTAGTAATATTAGGACCAGAACTACCAAACACATTTTTAAGCTCTGATACAGTTATTTTTTTTGCAGCAAAGTCAGACGTGTCATAAAGATATGCTAAATCATTATTAGCAACTTCAGAAGCAGTTATATTACTAAGGGCCATTTTATTAAAAGTAGTCACACTGCTAAAAGTAAAACTAGACGAACCCAAATAATATTCATAAATTGTACTATAATCTAATCCTGTTCCCGCTGGCTTATGCCCAGCGAAAGTATATTGACCCGCGTTATAGCGTACTACTGGAAAATAAACGATAGACCCATTGCTCGCGCTATAGCTTATACAAGCCTACATTGGATCGGGTAACGCCTATAAATTAGCCCATAAAGTACTATAATGATCTGTCGTAGAGCCAATACAATTAGCAGCAATTTTAGTATTTATCTAAGTATTAATATCACTTGTACTTGGTATAGTCGGTAAATTAGCTAGCGCAGTATAATCAACTGGCTTCGGACCTTCATCGGTTAAAAAAGTTTTTATAGCATCAGCCATAATTATTCAACCCCCTCTTTTTCAATAGGAATATCAGTTTCCTCATACTCCCGATTAGTAAAATCTGGGTCTGTAGCTTCCGCATACAAATCTCCAGTTCCTATCTATTTAATTAAAACTCCCCGGTCAGACCAAGTCTTTACTAAAGTCCAACCGCCCTCATCGAGTTTAAATTTTTCTTGTAAAATCATTTATTCTAACCTCCAAGCTCACTAATATGTTTAAGCCAATCATCTATAGTAATAGCTTCCATCTGCATTCCTTCCATGACGGAACGAGTGCGGACTTGATTGGAAATAAACATTTTATCAGCTGAATTAATATTATCCCATATGCTCTTTCTCTTTAAGAAGTATTCTGAAAAACGCTACTCCGTACTATCACGATATTCTTTATTCTCTTGATTTATCCATTCGGGTTTATTCATTGTATAATAAGCATCAAATATCATAAACCCAGTATAAAACATAGCTTTATCATTGACTTTGCGTTTAGTAAATTCATCAACAAGAGCGTCATTACTATCAATCATATTACGGTAAGTCTTTAATATATATTTGGGGTCATGACGACAAACGCTATCATCGCGCCATTTCCAAAGATAAAAAGGCGATTGACAATATTTAACATTTTGACTCAAGTTCTAGCAGAGAATATTAAAGAAACTATCTTCATGGATAGTTAACTTTTCATTCCATCTAATATTCTAATCTAAAAGATATCTGCGCTTATGAACTTTGCCATGAACAAAAGTGCTGTCCATTTCATGATTGATATAAGTAATATCACCCTTCTTCATAGCGGGCTAGCCTATTTGCGGATTACCTGGGATATCTTCAGGAATGCGACTTTCTTCTACAAAAATAGAAACAAGAGAGTCAAATCCTATTTCCATTTCCCTAAATATCATCCAAAGCCCGCAAGCGTTATAAAACATATCATCAGCATCGCAAAACATCACATAGTCCGCGGTCGCCGCATCTAAAGCTGCATTACGCGCGGCGGATACTCCAGAATGCGGGATATGAATTTGTTTTATTTCAAAGGGATAATCTTTCTCTAGATCAATATTTTTACTTTGATTTTCATTGGGAGCTATACCATATTCTGGTTCTTCGCCATCATGACAAATAATTACGCCCAATTTGTGAAAATCAATATTCTATTGGATAGCTAAACTATCAAGTAAAGGCTAAATAACTTCCGACGTTTCGTGGTAATGCGGAACAAGTATTTGTAATTTCATTTAAGAATACCTCCATAAAAGTATCATTTTATTAATAACGGCTTGCGTTATGGCGCATTATCTCACATAGGGAGCGACCCTTTTGCTACCCGTTTTATTTTTAGTTATATATCATTATCAAAACCAGTATCTACAGAAACAAAACGTGAACTATAATAAGTCCAGTTAGTAGATATAATATAAGCAGAATATAAAGAAGATGGCACATATATACTACCATATTGACCAGTAATAGTACTATATCCTGCTATGGGAGTAGAATTAAGAGCATTAGAAATAGCCAAGCGGGTAACACTAGTACTCATTAAATGCAGCTCCATTAATTGGGTACAGTTACTAAAAGTATATGAATAAATGATAGACACGTTTGGCAAACTAATAGTAGATAATTGGATACAACTTAAAAAAGCCCCCACCCCTAGATAGCGAACTAAAGGAAAACTGGTGTCAGATAGTACTCTACAGTTACTAAAAGCGGAACCACCTATGCTAGCCGCTGCTGGGAAAATAGCCGAAACTAATGCACTGCAACCAGCAAAAGCGTAATTGCTGATAACCTTTACTGAAGAAAAGCTTATATTTGTCAGCCGGCTACAACTATAAAAAGCCCAAGAGCCAATATGAGTTATCGCAGGAAAGCTAGCTGTAACTAAACTGATACAATTACCGAAAGCATTACCTGCTATCGAAGTCGTTAAAGGGAAAAAGACAGAAGATAATTTAGAACAGTCAGAAAAAGCGTAACTGCCTATACTGGTAGCTTGCGGAAAAGACACAGAAGTTAAGTTTGAACAGCCAGAAAAAGCATAATTGCCAACACTGGTAGCTTGCGGGAAAAAGACAGAAGATAATTTAGAACAGCCAGAAAAAGTGTAACTGCCTATACTGATAGCTTGCGGGAAAGACACAGAAGTTAAGTTTGAACAGCCAGAAAAAGCGTAATTGCCAATACTGGTAGCTTGCGGGAAAGACACAGAAGTTAAGTTTGAACAGCCAGAAAAAGCGTAACTGCCTATACTCTTCACATTTGGAAAAGATACGCTAGCCAGCTAAGAACAAAGAAAAAAAGCATAATTGCCTATTGCAGTAATTCTAGAATTTTCATAAGAACCACTAAGAGTTCGTGTAATCATTCCATCTTCCGCATCCGTATTGCCGCCACCACCACTGGGTATCGCAGCAATAGCAGACGGAAAGGCATCAGCTACTATAGCACCGCTATCACCAGTTTTAGCACGTATAGCGCTAGCAATATCAGTGAATAAATCAGTTAAAGAACTATGATTAGCCATAATTAATAGCTCCCCTCTATAGCACCTATAATAGCAGCATATACACCACCACTTGATACTGCGTTCGTACTATTAGCGGTAGGTGTAGCATCTACGGTAGGAATATTCTAAAGCGCAGTATAAACTCCACCGCTAGATACTGGGTTAGTACTACCAGAAGTAGGAGTACTATCAATAGGTCTTACCGTAGTAACACTACTACCAATAGCAGAATAAACTCCTGCGCTAGATAGTGTGGGGAGGCCCTCTTCAATGCCGCTTGTCGCAATTTCTTTACCATTAATGTGGGTTAATTTTCCATCCTCATCTAAAGTCAAGAAAATACAATGGCTAGTGTCTAAACTTATTGAACTAGCACTAGAACCTACCCCAATATAGCACCACGTATATCCAGCTCGCATTGCGGTATCTATATAAGCATCTGATAAAATATTATTATTAGTGTCTAAGGTACAACGTAAATATAAAGGGCTTCCTTTGACAAAAACATTAAAACTTGTAGGAGAATCTCCATTTAAAGTAGTCCAAGCGGTTTTTTGTCTTAAATCTTTGTAATTAGGAGCGCTGCCAGAAGCAACAGCGGTCGATAATAAAAATATTCCAGCTTCGGGATTAATAGGTTTAGTTTTATTAGATACTCTATAAAGCTTATTATTATTACTTAAATATAATAAAGAAACGTCTGTCGCTGCTTCTCCCAATACTGGCATATTTGCGCTCGCGAAAACCGGTTGTGCAGAAGTAAAATAACCAGCATTTGTAGCATTACTAACCACAATATTTTGAGTACCAAGCGCAATTAATCCTCTATAAGTATAAACTGTTAAAGTTGCAGAGCTCTAATCGCTAGAACTATAAGAACTAGCAGCTAAGCTTTCTTTCCAGGCCCAGGCCGCATCATTCATAAAAAGTTCTACTGTAACAACTCTCGCAGCACTATCATTACACGCAAAATCAATGAGCCAATCCTTGCCGCTGTTTAAAGCGTAAGGATATCTAAAATATAAATACTTAATTCCTGTTGCTGTGCTCGCCGTGCTAGCCGTTCTAGTATAGGCATAAACCATAGGATTGGAAAGAGCTTTGCTTCCTTTTATAATTAAATCAGTAGTTTGGTCTATATTAGAACCAGTAACCGTAATACGCATTAAAATCGTTTCATCAAAATCGGCGGCAGAGGCAAGTCCAGAATTATTTCTGCGGCCTATCTCATAAGTCGAAGTGGAAGATACATTAAAAGTTAAGGTTTTTACTGGAGTCATTTTATCAAAGTCTGGAAAAAGCGTTTCCGCATTTTTCTGACCAGATAAAATTGCATTTATTGGCATAAACAATCTCCTTTCTAGGTAAGAAAAAATAGGGAAAGGCATATACCTCTCCCTATTACAGATTTGGTATCTTACCTCGTCATATTATTTAAAAAATTAAAAAGATAAATTAATCTTTTTGACCCAAAAATCAATAGCCGAAATCAAGAATGGCAATCTCTATATCGCTCGAAGGAACTGGAAAAGTCATAAAGGTAATTCCAGTACCAGCGGTCGCAGTCGCAGAAGTGATATAGTTATATTCATTCTAATTACTCACGCAAGATATGATAGGGGGAATGGTTCCGTCTCCACATTTTAAATTAGTATTAGAATAAGTATATGTGCCATTAGACCAATTCACGGCAGCTAAAGTGGTGGTATATCGGGTTGTTTTCCTTTCTACGCCAGCGTCATCTACGATAGCGCCGGCCGCAATTTCCATACGAGTATCCCCTACATCTGTATAGAGCTTACCCTTGGTTTTGCCAGTTTCGTGAACAAAATATACATACCCATCGTGGGTAGTAGCATTTTCATCGAGAGTAGCTTTATTACCCTCATAGCCTTTTAATAAAGCCATTCATTATTCCTCCTCAGTCTCTAAGGTGGCGAGCCAAGCATCCCATTGAGCCTAACCGCCCGAACAATAAACATTGGTATATGTTTCATTACTCTAAATTATCGGTAAAGAAGCCTTGGTAAGATACTTATTATCAGCTTCAGTTTTGGTATATATCTCGGCCAACACTGCGCTCACGTATCTCGCAGTATAAGCTTTATTAGTGCTACTAGCAGCTTCTTCATCAGTAAGTAAGCTGCCAACATTACCAGTTAACAAACTCCGCACCCAATTACCATCAACTTTATAATACCAATAAGCTAAAGTTATTGAGCTGTCTGCACTATCTATCCAATTAACCGCTATTACCTGTCCAGAGTTAGGGGGCTCATAACCTATTTGCCCTTCTATTTCATTACTGACATAAGCTACAGTATTATTCGCATTAGTGGTACTTATGTCATAAGCCGCAATGATTTCTACTGTACCGGGGTCGCCTTTGGCTCCCGTGGCACCAGTAGCTCCGGTATCGCCTCTAGGTATTGTAAAAGATAAAGTGGGTTCTTCAGCAGTACCGCCTAAAGTTACATTGGCGCTTGTGCCAGCGTCGCCAGTAGTCACTCCCGCGATAGAAAGCTAAGGGATAGCGCCGGTATCGCCTTTATCGCCTTTATCTCCTTTATCGCCCTTCTCGCCTTTCTCACCCTGCGGGCCTGTCGCTCCGGTGGCTCCCGTCGCACCTGTTTCGCCCTAGATACCTTGAACACCCTAAAAATGCCCTATTAAAGTCCATACTCGCTCATTGTTAATATAATCGCAACGATAAAATTCACTATTATGATAATTAGGCGCGTCTTCCTTATAACTTCCATTATCATAATAGATAATAGCATAAGAACCAATTAAGCTCGTATTTAAAGCGTCTTGCATAGCTGTATAACTAGCATATTCTTGTAGCTAAAAACTTAGACCTGCGGGGCCACCATAAAAAGAACTCATATACTAGTCACCCCATCTTCTGTAATATAATCTATAATAATAGGCATAAAGGGAGAACCGCTTGTTTGATATTTAACTTCCTTTATCTCTACGCCTTCTATTTCATAAATCCCAGAACGCCCAATTTTAATTTCCTATGTATCTAATAGAAAACTAGAACCGGCAGAAGCCTAAATACCTATTTTAGTGGCGGTTCCTGTGATTAAATTGGTTGTAGGTATGCTTGATTGATCGGAAATATAAGTCTATTTTATTGCCATTATTCCTTCCTCCTTTCTTATACTCTTGCTACAACCTCTGTAGCAGTAATGGACATTGTGCCATTATAAGCTAGAGGCAAGTTAAATTGTGTAATTTGGTAATTACCAGAAATATGGCTTTGTATATCTTCTATATGGATAATATTATTGGGTTCTAAATAATACTTAGGCAAACAAGTAATTTGTATCTAAGTATTATAAGTTAAATATTGATATAAAGCATTCCGCATTTCATCAAAACAGCTAGCGCCAGTAGAACTGATAGTGAATAAATCCTAATTAGCTTTATTCAAGAAGAAGTAATTAGGTACTAATTTAATCAATCTATTTCTTTCTTCCTCGCTTATGTCGCTTGGAATAAAAATAGTATCATTCACTTCCTTATTAAATATGGAATTTAGCGAAGTATTATTAACCACTTTTGTCCGACGACCTATTGAATTAATAGAATAATTACCAAGAGCAGAAGAAGTATCTATCATATCTATCCAATAATTTAATTCATTCCATCTGCGCTTGTTAGCGGTCGTTACGATTGGGTTCCATGGATTCTCCAAACCCCACTTAAGGGGGTCATATAATTCGCGCCAAAAACGCAGCATTTCAGAACTATAATAGTTGTCTTCCAGAATTAAAGGATTGGATTGCGCGAGTAAGGCGCGGCGATATAGCTCTTCCCTCCACTCGAAGCGCTGGTCCTTCATGGCGGGAGCCCTACAAAAGGTTGGAATAAGCTTGGCTTTGCATTTACTCTGCCCCTCTTCTATAGAAGTAATTTTATAGACGTTTTCATCTTTATCGTCGGAGCTGGCTTGATAAGCGAATAACTCATTAATCTATGGCATTTTGGTAATATTAGAAATCTCAAGTTCTAGCGGCCCATTTGTCACCACAGAAGTACTATCACCCAAATCGCCTTCCCGCAGTAGCTTTAAACCATCGGTGTATGTAACAAAAGTGCCAGCAGTACTCACTACCCCGCATATATCCTTATCGAAGTAATTTCTCTCAGGACGTTTATCTATAATTAGATGATAACAAATATCTACTTTGGCTCCAGATGGATTTTGTCTTTGTCCCCAAACATAATAATCATTCTTTATATTATCATATTTAGGAGTTGAAGTAATCTAAGTAGTATTATCAAGAGAAGTTAAATCATATAAATATTTTTCGTTATTATAATCTTTTATATAACAAACCTCAGCATCTTCTTCAATTTCCTCAGCATCTTCTTCAATTTCCTCAGCATCTTCTTCAATTTCCTCAGGGGCTATAGCCTTTTTTAATTCCTCTAAAGGAGAAGCTGTATTCAAATAATTGCGAATTTTTCTAAAAATAAAGTTCCCGTGGACATCAAAGAAATATTCAAAATTGCCTAAAACTTTAACGATATTGTCTAATAAAGTAACTACTGTATCTCCCGCTTTGAGTATGAGCTCGCCGGGATAAGTAAAAGGAGTCATTTTATAACCCACGTCTTCTCCTTTTACCACTACATTCTTATAAGAATCGCCTTGCTGCCTAGAAAAAGCAGTAAATTCATCATTAAAGTAAATAGGATCGCTGCCGATGTATTTGACTAGCATCCGCACCTCTTCATCAATATCACTAATTACTATTTTGTCCGCAGGAATACCACCCCAGTGATTAACAGCTTCATATATAATCTAATGGATAGTTGGTGACTCATATTTGGTCAATTTATCATTAACCTAGATTGCTCGCTCGTGAAAAGCAGTCTAGCTAGGTATCACACCTCCCGCAGTTCCATCTAATAAACACATTTTATCTTTACCGCTAATACTAATATTGAAGCCAGAGGTAGAACGGGACAAGCTGGCGGAAGAGAGTACAAAGTCTCCGCAAGGAAACCATAAAATCTTATCTGGATAAACCCCTTCGTTGGCGAAGGGGTTTTCATATCCAATTTCAACTTTAACTTTGCGTTTTAAAGAAATTTCATTTTCTAAATTTTCAATATCTGAATTTTCCACACTAGCTATTTCAGATAAGGTAAGAGTCCGCCGCACTGCGGAAGCACCATTGACAGATAAATTACCAGAAGTAATCTATCCTTCTATTGTTTTAATAGGCAGTTCAGTATCAAAAGCAAGTAGAGTAATTTTAGCATATTGTACTCGACGAGGTACTAAATCAACTCGTTCAAGAAACTCTATATCATCTAAATAATTCATTAAATTACCCCACTTTCTAATATTTAGTAGTTATCTTTGTAACCTTAAAGTTAATAATTGCGGGTTTGTCAATAGCAAGAGAAGTAATAGTAATAGGCGGATTATCTAAAATAAACTAACACGTTTCTCCCACTATATAAGTTTCAGCACCATTAATAGTAATGTGCGCGGTTGGGTCCGTATCGGTAATAGCTAGATAGGTGATGCGGCCAAGCTCTTCTTTTTCTAACCCTGAATCTTTGTTTATTTGTTCTTTAATTAATTCTACTATATCAGAGATAGAATTGTTTAATATTATTTGACCAAATTGGACCGTCGTAATCATGCTATCTATAACTTTAGCTTCTTCCGTTAAAACTAATTCTTTCTCGCATTTATAATTAATAATTAATCCCGCTGTATTAGCTATTAAAGAAGTTACTTTTTCTGTTACCACATACTTTCGGCCCTCCGGCTAGGTAATTGTAGTACCATTCACAATAATAGAATATGGCCCTCTGGCATCCGCAGCCTGTTCTATTGATAAATAAGTTAAACCAGTTAAACTTTCTTTATATTTACCATCTAAAACCTTAGTTTTTGCGATGGCTTTACTAATAGCTGAATAAACATCTTCACCGACTTCAGTCACTATATATTGTCCAAAACCTTCCATTGTTCCAGCTAACTCGGGAAGAGAAATGGCCTCATCTTTGGTCTAAATACCATAAGTAAAGTAATTTTCTAAAGCAGACTCAAATGCTTCATAAGCAGTAGCAGTAAAACTATATATCAAACGTCCTAAAGTTTCATTAGGTGTCATTGAAAGATTCATTAACATAACTGGAATATTGCCTTCGCTACGAGAACGGAAAAGCTTATAATTAAAATCATTAAGCCAACTTTCTACAGCCTCTCTAAATCTACGCTCAACGAAGTAATTATTGTGTCCTAAGCTATAATCAATAGCAAAACGATTATCATCAGTTTCAACAACAATGTTATCTAAAACTCTTTGTTCGAGCCAGGGCTGTTCAAACTTGCGGGCCGGAGCGATTAATTTAGTACCAGCATAAATACCATCTGGCTTTTGGGAGATGAAAGTCTGTTGTTCATCTGCCTAAAAGCTAATTAATCCCGTTACAGGGAACTCCGCATAGTAAGTATATCCATTAGCTAAGAATTTAGGATAGCGGCCACCTAAAGTATCTTGTTTAGTGCGCTATACTGTATGTTTAAAGCTATTCATCTTATTATCAAGTTCAAGCTTTAGTTGTATCCCATCTCGATACAAATAAGCATATTCTAAATTAATCTCTACAAGGTCAGAAAAGATTGAACTGGTGCGGAGGCCGCTTTCATCTAGCTTCTAGAAAGCATATCTATATAAAACTCCGCTCTCAACTGTATAATCGGTAAAGATCAATTCTTCTACTTTTTTCTATTGATACCAATTATAAACCTATAAATCAGTATATCTGCGAAAGTTATCTTCCTCGCTAGCTCTGCTTAATACATAACTACCAGTAAAGTCAGTTTCTCCATTTAAATATAACCTAATAGTTCCACTTTCTCGATTAAATTCTTCTTCTTTAGAAGTGGCGATAAGGCTTACTCCTTCTAACTATTCTTCTAATTCATTAATAATGATTTCAAAAGAGTTTTTAGCAGAAGAACCCTCAAAACCATTTAAAGTTCTATATGAATACTATATTTGATATATAGTATAATCTTCAAACAAGTAACTAAATCTATATGGGTCATTGCCATTACCAACTATCCAGTCAGAAGTCTCAAGTAAATTATCATTATCATCATATAAATCAAATTTACATTGAGTGACTGGTTCTTTATCTGCGGCGCTCAGAGGGGTGACTATGCCAGTAAAAGTAGGAGTATATTGGGATAAAACGTGCAAAGCAGAGGCACTATCTTCCTCCGCAAATTCCTAAATAACTGCGTTAAACCCAGTAATGTATTTTACTACCAGAACATTAGACCATTCAGATAGTAAATTATTATCACGCCAAGCCTTAACCTATTCCGCATCATAAACCCAAGGTTTCCCTAAAATTTCTTCTAAAGGCACACTCCCATAGCGTATTTGTATTTTATATAAAGCTCCAGGTTCCCAAGCCTAAGTAATTAAATCTTTTTCCGCAGAAATAGTAACGGCGCCTAACTCGTCCTATTTAACTTCTTTATAAATAATACCATCTGGGCTATTACCCAGTAATTTATTATTTGAAAGCCGCATAACCTTAATTTCTAAATGCTAGACATCTTCATCACTAGTCCCCGCGGATAAATGATAAGTTAAATCTAAATTATCCTTAATAGTATGTACGGGGGAAGTGGAGTCTAATATAAGAGGATATCCAGCTATTGCTTCTGCTCCACGGCTTAACACGCTTGGCGTATTAATATAAGGTTTACCACTATTTGGTATAACGACAGACGAGGTATCTTCTGAATCTGGTTCTAATTGCCCAGCATGAAGTCCATAAACTATATTTGGTTTTTCTGATTGGTAAACAGAGATATAATATTTAGTTTCGGCAGCCAAGTGGTTAAAGAATACTTTAATTGTAGAGTTGTAATTATATATTTTTTTATCTTCATTATTTATATTAAAAGGCAAAGAAACCCAGGCTTTTTTAGTATAAAGCCCCACATCATCATTTTCTTTCTCTACCACAATATAATACCACGGACAATCAGAAGTTTCGTTATCCTCTGAATAAGGTGCTATTTCAACAGAAAATCCAGTAGAATAGACAGTTTCTTTTGGAACGATAAAGCTGCCCAGCTTAAGCTCCACTCCTGGCGCCATTATTTCCTAAGTGCCTAATGAAACGCCATTGTCTGTTACCGTAACAAGATAATAGGTATTTTGATGAATAATAGATTTATCATTTTCACCAAGAAGTTCACGCGTATAAGATGTTGCGGTCCCTCTATTCTATAGTGTTACATTATTTGTTTTATCTTTAATTGTAATTTGATAACTGTGACTATTACTATCCAGAGGTGCTATGTCAATATTAAAATTATCCGTATAATTTGTAGAGTTTTTTTCTTTTATTCTAGATACAGAAGCTACAAACTTAGCAGTAGTTAAATCTTCTGGTTCGGTCCTACCAGGTAAGTTGGTTGTAATACTATCATCGCTAGCACTACGGGGGAAGTAATACGCTCCCAAAAAGCCGGCATTAATTCCCTATTTGTAACCTTTTGTTTCTGACTAATATACATTAGCCGCATAAAATTGATCTGAATTGTTCGGATTAGATATTGTAAATTCGAACTCAACTTTTTCGCCATTTTTTGATTGTTTCCACACTTGACCAGAAGAATCGGCGACCGCACTATTTTTTAATAAATCACTGGTATTATCGGAAGTTTTTCTTAGATGGAAACGGAACCAATTACAGTTAGAATTTAAATTAGGAGTTATTATAAATTTAACCAGACCAGTATTCTTATTATAAGTAACGATATAATTAGCCAATTTTTGTGTAAGAGCAGTAGCCGGAATATTAGTTTGCTAAAGTAAAGCCAGTGTCTAATTTATTGCTTTTATTACATTATCCCAAGTGGTTAAGCGGAAAGTGATAGAAGCATTAGGATTTATATTAGAAAAAATGACTTCTTTTTCTTCACCATCATTTAGTTCTATTATGGTTTTGTCTACAACTTCGCCATCCTATATTATAGCTAGTTCATCACCGCCGCCGCCACTTTTGTTTGTGCCTGGAGCAGTAGTATATGTTACTGGTGCACGTCCAGTATAAACTTCTTTCCCTTCTAGATCTACCATATATGTTGGTACTGTAGAGTAATCTCGTGGTATGCCAGCGGGCGCTTTTACCTTTGTTACTCTAACGCTACAGCATCGGTCGTCTACAGTATAATTAATTTGCGTTAATGCTAAAGGCATCTTTAAATTACCTCCTTTTACTCATTTTAAGTTCTATATAATATAAAAAATCTTATAAAAAGATTATTCATATTAGTCCAAAAGGGGAGAGATTAACTCTCCCCCTCTTATTAAGGAACACTATTAATTGCATCGCGCAAACTGATAAAGGTAGAAGCTTTAATAGGCTAACCTTTAGTTACTATTGCCGGTATTTTAGAAGTATTAATATCTGGTATGGTTCTTAATTTATTAATTATATTATTAATAGTGTCTTTTTCCATTGTAGCATATCTAGATACGGTAGGCATACTTGAAAGAGTTACCCCTTTATATTCTGCCACTTCCTAAACATTGGCACAATATTTATTCCATTCCTCCGCAGTAAGTGGAGCTAGTTTTTTTTCTCCCCCTGGTGTGATAACAATATTAATTGTCTCTCCCTTTCCTATAGTCGCAGTATCCCATGAAAAAGTAGCAGGACGAGGAACGGCAACATAAAAAGATATAGCTCCTTCTTCTACGGCGCCCCCAGTGGTAGTAAAAACAAGTTTGCCATTATATGTTACTCCAGCTTTATCAGTAGAGAAATCTCCTGAACAAGTTTCTCCAGAAGTAGTAGTAGTATCATCATCTTCTTTAGGAGGATATTTAAGATACCAACTATATATTCCCTCTGAATTAGCTTTTACCGACTAAACTAGAAATTTCCAAGACCCATCGGCTTTAGCAGTAAATGAAACTGTAAAATTACCACCATCATTAGAATAAGGTTGTTTCTAAGTTATTTTTAGTCCAGAAAAATAAGTTGCCATAATTTATTATTACCCCCAAACCGCAGTTAAACCCTATGGAGTAATTTCAGCCACTTCATTCCCATTAATATAAAACGCAATTTTATTAGCAGTACCACTCTTTAATTGTAACCCAGTAAATGCCGAACTATCAATTGTATTATCGCTAATCGCCTCTGCGGCTTGTAAAGTATTTGTGTATTTTTCATTTTTGTCCCAAGGATTAGTGGAACTTACGTCTGAACCAGTCCCGCCCGAATTAGTAGGTGCGCTATCATCATACTTAGCGAACCCCATTAATAAACTACTCGTTGTCTTTTTTATCACTGCGGCACCTTGCTAGCCGTAACCAGTGCCTATACGAATAAAAGGCTCATTCCAAGTGGTTGCGTTATTAGCGACGCCTATTTTTATTTTAGACCATACTTCTTTTTCACCGCTACTATTTTCTTGCAAAACCTGTACGCGGAAACCGTCTGGTTTCATAATGGCACGCGAATCGCCCCCATCTATGGCATAAAATTCGCCACCATATATTTTCCCACTATAGATTTCTGGAGTATGAATTTTCTTTTTAGTAATAAAAGTAGAACTAGGTGGGGTATATTCGCCTTCGGCCAACGCATCTAAATCTGAAGCCAACGCATCTAAATTTGAAGTTGTCGCAAAACCCCCAGAGTCAAAAGAAATATAACCAGTATCAGGTAAAGTAATATTAGCTTGCCCATCCTCATTTAATGTAATTCTACTTCCAGATTTTCCAATAAAACCAGTACCATCTTCTCTAAAGCCGAATCTCGCTTCACCATCCTTAAAACCGTATAAACCAGTTTGTACATCACCGGTCTCTCCAGGAAGCGCGGCTTTACCCATTACCACACCACTAAACTCATTATCATTATTTTTATAACCGGCTCCAACCTAAGCCGCATAGATACAGTTATTCTTTTTATCTATAAGAACCTATCCATCCCAACCATTAATATTTTCATTACCATATACATTGAGATAATAAACAATAGAATGACGAACTTTATTATCTATATTTACTGCGCCAACTTTAGCCCCATCTCGACTATAATTATAAGTATTTATAGGAACAATCTAACCATTGGATATAGTAAGTAAATTGTTTGGTTTTGATAAATCTGCATCAATAGGAGAATTATCCCAAATAGGATTATAGCCCGCTGCATTGTATTGCACATACCTAGGCAAAGTAGAATAATCCACCCCATTGGGTATAGAGGCATTGGATAAAGCTACATCAATTGGGCAAAAAGCAGTAATTATCTAGCCATCAATAGTCACAGCAACTTTAATAGAGCAACCGTCATTAGCATCATACAAAGTCTCATTTTTAGATTCCGCAGTAACCGGCAATTTTTCTACTGTACAAATGGCTCCATTCTCCGTAGCTTTAACATTATGCCCGGTCCAGACGCATTGACTCGGTGTGGTTAATTCACCATTCTTATAAGCTGTTACCTCGTAAATAATACTATTATCATTAGTTAGATAATGATATCCTTCATCTTGCGGCCGCACATAAACCAGATATCCGGTACCATTAGTGCCGGGGTCTCCGTTTCGCGCAAATAAAATCTCTTTTTCAAAGGTATAAATATCGCCCGCAGTTACTATACGCAAAATAAGTTTATTATTCGTACTTTCTTTATACCTTGACGCAATATTATAACTTATAGAAGCCGTATCAGCGTTCGTTGCTGTAATAGCCGCTACTTTAGTTAGCAGAGTATTTTCGGTAGGATACTCCCAAGCTACAGTATAACTAGCTGGTTTGTCTTTATTCCAGTTTATTGCAGCAGTTAGCTGCCGCACCTTTTCAGTAATAGTATAATCATCGACCATACCATATGCATTATATAAATATGAAGTCTAACCGCTCCAAATAACACTTACATCACCAGATACATCACCCATCACTACTTTTCGTGACTAGTAATTATAGCTCTTGATACCGATACCGCTAACATAGGCATAATACATACCGTAATCCACGGGCTAAATAGAATTAGTAGTCTCGCCATTATTTAATATAGTATATGTATTATTAATCAAAGAAGCCCATTTACCATCACCCATAGGAGATAAAAATAGCTCTTCTTGAGTTGTTACCATCCTCCGCTCAATTTCAAAATCATTCGCGTTAGTAGAGAAAGCCTATACAGAAATTTCATCTGATAAATACCCAGCTCCATTATAAGTAACTCTTACTTTATAAGTCTAATACTTATCTATGTTTTCCACATAAGCCAATGCTAAAGTGGTATCAATTTCGCCTTCTAAAGCTTCCCACATCGCACCTAAATTAATATCATAGCCCGCATCTTCACTATTCTTTATATTGATATTCTTCTTATACCACTAAATAGTAGTAGGAGCAACTTCTTCGCCATAGTTTAATAACCTAGCCTGTAAGATAATAGAGTTATTTTCATCTATATATCTACCTTGCGGGGCTGAGACAGCTAAATAATACTCTTCTTGAGTTAAATCTTTCTTATTAACAAAAGTAAGGGATAAATTCCGCACAAATAGATTGGGGACCGTGGTATTTTCTTTCCAGCTCAAAGTAGCGGCATCCTAGACCTTGTCTACTGCCATACCTTCCTAAAAGAACTCTACTTTAGTAAGCTTCATATCTTTTTCTACAACGAAGAACGCTGATTGCGGCGCCCAGTCATTAAATTCATAGGGCCGGCCATTAAAGGACGATAAGTCTAGCGTATAAGTCTTATTATTATTAAACTTCAAGCGTAGACCATAATTGCCCGCGGCATGCTCAGACTAGAGTTCCGTGCGGAACTCTGCTTCTAATTTAATAATAGGTGTTATTTTAAAAGACTCATCCCAAGTAAGCGGTGTAACCGCCGCGGTAAGAGCCAACGGCGCGCATCCGGCGATTAATCCATTCTATTGTTTTGTCTCATTCCCATCTATATAATTAATTGGAACAATACCTTCCAATAAATTGGTAGAAACTGGAATAGTATAATTCTATAAAGCTGTAATATCTGCCGCGTCCAACGCAGAGTTCTTTACTTTACCAATTATATAAAAATTAGTATCTACGTCAGCGCAATGCACCGCTGGCTCAGTGACAAATACGACATCGTTAACACGATACTTATCACTCAGGCTACGTGACCTTGCTAGTATATTAGAGTTTTCATACCTGACTCTATACTGCCCTAAGAGAGGGTCTACAATCTCTGTTACGGTAGCTGGGTAGGTGCGGTCATACTGTAAAGTATCTTTTAATGCATCGCCTAATATATCAACAGCACGATAGATTTGTTCTTGTACTTCATTCATAAATAAAACTCCTTTCTCTCCTTGGAGGAAGGGGAGATTGCGCTCCCCTTAGCTTTTCCTCCGTCTAGCCCATTGTGACGCATTGTCTGCTAAGTTGCGGAAAGCCTCTTGGATTTCTGAAGCAGTGGTCACATTGGGGAACTCTATTTGATCTATATGTATCATTTGCTCTAATTGATCGCCGGGTAAAGCGGGTATTTCTATACGCTCACCAAAGCGACTCCGCATTAAAGCTAGGCCAGCGTTCGCAGAACCATCTATAGCTGCCTCAAGCGTTGCTGCCATTTGGCGCGTCAAGGCAACTGCGGTAAGAATATTCCTAGTATCTTGTGAATTAAGGACTAGTTCTTTTTCGTGAAGCAGAGCTAATCTACCATCTGAAAAATCACCAGTATAACCGCCAGTGGCTAGGCTTTGAATCCCCATTAAATTAAGCCAATCTTTAAATTTAGCTAAAGTGGCATCGGATATATTGCCAACTTGATATTTAGTTAATCCATTTATATGCTGTAAAAATTCTTCCCAAGACATAGAATACTTACTCAATTCTGGATTAGCTGAAATTTTCATTTGCCGTTCATTATATATCTATCGTAAAATACCGGTAGAAGCTCCCGTAGATTTGGCATAAGCTCCTAATTGGTCATATACAATTTCATCGTGGTATCCTAAACCGCTAGCCTATTCTGTAGCTTCTGCGACTGCATCGCCAGTTACTTTTAAATTTTTCGCAGTTTGGCTAGCCATTTCCATAGTAGGTACCAGACCATTTAATACTTCTGCATATTCTTCCAAAGCAGTTTTTGCTTTACCCCAAGCCTCCTTTGCGTCATCGCCAAAGTTGCGGGTTGACTCAGCTAAGTTGTTCGTATAGCCATCTAAGCTACTAATATTAGTACCAGTATCTTCGGCAACCCCCGCAACAACAGTAGAAAAGTCATTATAATAATTAGAGCATTTGTTTAACAAAGTATCTAAATTTGCTTCAAAATCAACATTCTTTGTAGTCATTTCACTTAATCTAGCTATATAAGAATTAGAGAACTCAATGCCCGCCGCAGTAGCCGCCGCAGTCATATCTGCAATGGCTTGGTTTTTTTCACGTTCTAAGTCTACGGCCTTCTGCGCGTAATAGGCTTTACGCTCTGCTATTTTGGCATTGCGCTCCTCTTCAGTAAGAGTAGAATCTTTAAAGATTTCATCAATCTCATCCTCACACTCTTGCCATAATGAAATAATCTAGCTAGTAACATCTTGAGTTTGTTTCTTAGCAATATTGTAATACTCATTATTTGCTTGCGCGAGCTTTTGCTCCTATGCAGCTACATCATCCGCGTTGTTGGTGTACTGATAGTTCCAGTTGCCCTAGCTATCCCGCACCAGCCGCAAAGTATTCTTATTATTCCGGGCATCTTCCAAAGCCATAAGAGCTTGCATTTGGTTGTACTTTGCATTCAGAATATCTAGGTCATATTGGTTTAATTTGCCGCCTTCAGCTCTAGTTTCTATTTCTTCTTGAAGAAGCTGTAGCTATTGCCTATGCGCCGCATTAGTGGTATTATCTATGTCAGCCTGCAGCTTAGCTTGCCAATCTGCTATATGATAAGCAGTATTAACGTCATCAAAGTATCGTTCATTTTCGTCGATGAAGTGGTCAAACTGTTTTTGTAATTCGCTAATACTAGAACCGTCAGTCATTATCTATTCGAACTCAATTTTAGCTCTTTCAAGCTACTCCTCGTACATCGTACGAGCCAGTTCCATAGATTCCTTCGCTGAAGCTAACATAGCATCTTCGGCTGCTTCTTGCTATGCTATAACGGCTTGTAAATCATTCTTGTAGCGGTCATAGTTAATATCGTCTACATTATCTTTTACAGAGTTCCAATTCTCATTAGCGATAGCTACCTGCGCAGTCCAGTAATCATAAGCATCTTTTTGAAGCTTACCTTGGGTAATAGCGGCATCGAGCTAGGTTTGTAAAACCTTTTGTAACTTGCCGAATCCATCGGCTGTCTTATTAGTAACGCCCTAAAGAGTAAGCAGCTCTTTAATTGTACTAGCAACCGTGCTATTATGAGATAGCCGCGAAATATACCAGTTAAATCGTTCCATGGCCGCATTAACTGCATCCGCATATAGCTTTTCCCATTCTGCGATAAACTCTAAAGCAGATTTGGCATCTGACATTAATTCAGAAATAGTGTTTTTAAGATTTTCAGTTGTTTTAGCAACATCGGTTTCTTCTTTTTGGTTTTTTAATTCATAAGCTAACTGTTTAGCATAGTCTAACCTGCTTTTAATATTGGTCATTAACCCATCAAAATCTTTTTCTCTGGCTCCAAGTAAGTCTACGCCATAATCTAGCACATCACCGTTGGCTTGAATAAAAGCTTTATTTAATTCATTAACAGCATCCTTAACCGATTGTACATCTAATTTAAGTTGCAATGTGGCATCAAAAGCAGCCAATCTATTATCTGCTATTGACCTCTAAATCTCTGCTACTTTTTCTTGCTATTCAGCTACTTTGGTTAAGCTATCTTCGTAATTCTTAATAGCATCGGTAATATCAGACATTCTCTCTTGAGTTGCGTCCATCGCTTCTTGATATTTCTTCAGCTCTTCTGTAGTAGCGTTAGGATGTTCTTTAACATAAGCATTATATTTATCTATAGCTTTCTACTGTGCATCGGCGGCCGCAGTCATAATCTCACTATAGTTAGATATTTCGCCCGTTCCCGCATCAAACTAAACTCCAACACCCAACTCTTCTAAAGCCGCTTTATCAGCTTCGAGCCACTTTTCACTAGCTTCTTGAAGCTTTTCTTGCTCTAAGACTAGCTGTTTATTTAAAGCTTTTTCTTTATCCGCGAACGCTTGTAGCTTATTCGCGCCGTAGGCTCTAGAAATAGTTTTATCTAATTTGCTAACTTGACGCTCTTGATAAGCTATTTCACGAGAGATTTCGTGGTAACGCTCTAATTGCCATTTTAAAGCCTCTTTTTCTTTTGCCTCAGATTTAGAACCACCAGATTTTTTGGACTTGTCTGTATTATAAGTACCCGCTTGCCTTAGCATTAGTTCGCCTTCATAGGCACGCAACATATCTAAAGTACTTGCAGCTCCTTCTCGTAACGCTTGATACTATTTTATCGCTGCGTCTCTAGCCGTTTTGCGAAGCTCTGGGTCGTCGGATAGCATGGCTTTTTTCCATGCTTCTTCAGAACTAAACCCAAAAGTAAAATCTCCTTCCAAGGCATTGTTTTGTAGAGTGGCCGCAGAGTGATAAGCAGCTGTTACACGCCCCATTTCACCTAAATGTTGCCTAGCCAAAAGCCATTGTTGTTCATCCGCCGCAGCAAGAACTTTCTGACCAGCTTCATATGATTTTACATATTGATAATATGCTTTTTCTACCGCTGCATAAGAACTAGTCCAGGCGTCAGCGTAATTTTCTGCATCAATAATAGCCGCATTAGTTGAATCGTCTGAAAAACCAATTACATCATCTGCTAATTCTTTAGCAATCCCCGCAGAAACAGACGCTGCATTTTCTTCTAACCCATTTTTTGCTTTTTCGTGCTATTCAATAGCTTGTTGTGAATCATCTTGATTTTCCTTTAAGGCTGTAATAGCATCATCATATAATTGTAGCTATATTTCATAATATTTTATAGCAGTTTGAGCCTTACTCAAAGCTACTTTAATATCTTCATCAATCTATGTTTTAGCGGTTTGTTTAGCAGATTCTGCTATTTTTTCATCTATCTTTATTAAACCATCACTAGTAGTCTCATAGCTTTCTAAAATGCCAGGATAGGCCTCAGCTAAAGCTTTAGCCTCATCTATAGTAACGGTAAATCCAGAAGCTAAAATTTTATCAGCCTTGCTCATAGCATCAAAACGAGCAGCAATATAATCAATATCAGAAGCCAAATCTTGCGCTAAATAAGAACCAAGCTCTTGCGCAGATTTTACTAATTCTTTAAAGGAAATGTTAGAAATGGCAAGTGAGTCAATATCTTCTTCTAACTAATTTACTTTTTTTGTACTATCCTCTATTTCTTCATTTAATTTTTGATATTCTGTTTTTAATTTTTGAACTTCTTCGCTCTCTGATACCCAACTCTTTATTCTTTCTGTAGCTCTTTGATTAATTTCATCCGTTGTATATCCAGCATCCAGGTCCTAATTTATGTTCTCTACAAAATCGGTCATATTTATATTATCAAACAGCCCGCTTGTATATTTTTTTATATATTCTTGCGCTTGAGTAGTAGTCCCGTTTCTCTATAAAAGATTTGTTACCCCGGGCAATATATACTATAAAGCTGCCTCTTGTTCTTGAGATAAAGGAGTAGTAATATCGCCTTGGATAATTTGGCCATGCATTTTAGTTGCGTTAAAAACTAAGTTGGTTCTATTGTCTCTTTCCGTTTCAAGTTGCTCAGATAAAGAAGCTAAATGTTTGGCTTTACCTAAAGCACCTTGCTCTAAAACGGTATCAATTTGAGTCAAAATCCCTCTTGCTTCTTCTATATTCTAAATGTTAAATAGTTCTCTTTGATAAGCCGCCGAACTTCTATCGCCACTTAAAAGATTTAATAAATCATACTCTTTTTCTAATGCCTACAAGTATTCTAATTCTTTATCGGTAAGATCTTTAGTTGCAGCTATTTTATCCAAAATACTCTAATGGTTAGCCTTATTATAGGCAGATAAAACCTTCCCAGCGGCCTCAACTTCAGCGGCCAACTCACCTCTATAATTATCAATTATTTTCTAAGCATCGGTTAATGATTTATCGTCTAAATCTAAAGTTAACAAATAACTAATTTCTTGCGCAGAAAGGCTATTTAGCCAACTTTCTCCACCAGTAAACTATCTAAAATGTTCTTTTAAATTACCTATCGCGCTTGCCGCATCTTCTATCGTTAACCCACTAGTTAATAACTGCTATTTTTCTTCATCGGACAATGTTGTTCCTTTGATTAAGGCTTCAACAATCTCACCATGACTCTAAGAGAAGGCATTTAAAACTGGACCAACATAACCAGTTTCAAAGTCTTCAAGCCAATACGCTTTCATAGTACTAGCCAATAGCTGAACTTGCTCTTCTTCTATTTTTAAACCCAGCTCTGTCTATAATTCAACATAATCTTGAAAATCTTGTAAAGCAGTTTGTTCCGTTTCTCTAAATTCTTGTCTAAATTCCAATAAAGCCTATTCTCTCGCGGCTTTTATCTCTTTGTTATACTTGCCAGAATCTATAGCCCAATAAGCCTCGACTTGCCCCATCTTCTAATCTTCCATAAAATTAGCAAATGCTTTTTGACTAACCCATTTTTCTGCTTGGGACTCATTAGAACTTCCAGTTATAAAATCACCAACATCAGCAAAGAAACCGCCTCTCTTGGACCGCACTGCCTCAGACATTGCATCAGAACCAGATTCAGCCATTCTTTTTCGTTCGGCTGCTAATAACTTCTAAGTTTCTTTCCTCTATCTCTTTAATTCTTCAGTCTAGTAAGCTAATAAATTATTTTTAATGCGTAAATTCTCTAATTCTTCAGCTTCTGCCAAACTAGGAACCTTAATAGCTTCTAGCTCTTTCATGCGTTTCTGCATGGTTTCAAGTTCTTTTTCGTTACTCTCAATAGAATTATTTAAATCTTCTAATTCTTCTTTATACTTCTTAACTGATTCAGCAGCTTTTTCAAAAGGTGTTTTAAATACACCGGCTTTTGATAATACAGAAATTAAAGTGGCAAGAACAGTAATAACAATAGTTATCCAACCACCGGCTACAGCTGTCTTATTCTTAATGCCTTCTATTGCTTTACCAAGACTATTAATCGCTGGTATCGCAGAATAAACCATTGAACGAACAGCGCCGAATTTAGCAGTAGCGTCCGCAGAAGAATCCCCTAGTATTTTTATGGAAGAAGAAAAAGCAGTAACTGCGCCCAAGCCAGCAGTAATACCCTAAATAGCCATGGTAGTTTGCTATGAAAAACTTTTTACCTACTTCTCAGCTTCTCCCGCTTTCTTAGCCAGTACTACTACTCCATTTGCTGCCTAATGATAAGCTCCGGCTGCGTTTACATTAGCTTGTCCAGCCTACCTACTACTTTCCGCAGTTTGTTTAAGATTAGCTAAAAGCCCTTTTAAATCAGGATCCGTCCCAGCAACTTTTTCTAAAGCCCCTATCCATTCCTCGCTTACGGTCTTAGTCTCTTTTGTAGCTTGGCTTATTTGGTCTAAAACCTGTTGTATTGTATCTCCTTCATGGACAAATTGGTCAGGATTAAGTCCTAATTGCTTAAACTCGGCAGACAAAGCCTCTGCTTCTTCTTTACTTAACTTTGTTGATGTATCCAATTGTGCAAATTGTTGCCGAATAGCCTCTAAACCGCCTTCTCGTGTACCGAGCTATTTAAACAAGGATTGCAATTTATCGACACTACCTAAAATCTCGGCAACCTTGCCCTTTGCGTCTGTAGCTTCTAAATTCAGCTTTAAATTTAATATTGAACCTTCTTCAAGAATTTTCTCGCTTTCCTTTAAGTCAAGCTAAGAAACATCTATTTTAGGAATTACCGTAATATTATTTAAAGCTTCTAAATCAGCCTGGGCTTCTTTTAAACTGGCTTTTAACCCTTTTATATAACCATCATCGACCTCAATTCCATCTAGTTGTTTTAATTCTTCTTCTATCACATTAATCTCTTGTTGAATCTACTATTTAATTGTTTCCGTATCTTTGCCCAAAAAGAAAGAAGTTACATCACTATCAGATTGCCCCTTATATCCCTGCAAGGCTTCTGGACGAGTATAATATTTATCTCCTGTATAATCTTTGGATAGCTATTCATGTACTGCTATTGTCTATCCTTCTTTTACTTTGATACCTTGTGCTTGTAAAGCTTGAGGTAGTTTTTCTTCAACCTTTTTAGATAAATTTGATTTAGTATATTCTACCGTATCCTCATACTCTTTAGCTTGCTTGGCTGCCTCTTTCCATTGGGCTATCAGTTCATCAATTAAATTAGCCTAAGTTCTAATGTCTTCTTGCTATGCTTCTGAATATTGAGTTGATGTCTATAAAATTTTTGTTTTTAATTTTAAAACTTGGTTTTCTAAGTCAACTCTCTCTTGCTCTGTAGTATCGCCAGTGTCAACTGCCATGCCAGCTTTGAGTTGCATGGCCTCAGCTTGTAAATCTCTAGCCCTCTATGCCTCTATACCAGAAATAACTCGTAGGTTATAAGCAAAATTGTCCATAAAGCTAGTTATTTGAGGACCAAATATCATGGTTAAATAACCAGCAATAGTGGGTAACAATCCCTTTAATCCACCAAATCCATCTATAACACTGGCTATGCCGTGTAAAAGAGGAGCAAGAATGTTGTTATCAAAATCAATAAAGAAATCTGCGTTAATTAGACTATCATATATATCCTAAGCCGCATTTTTTACCTGGTCTTTCGCAGCTTCCCAACTCTGAGCATATATATCAGCCTATTCTTGCAAAGCGCCAGTAGCGCCTTGCGCCGTTTCAACATTCTGATAGAAAGTATCAGCATTCTTAAACAATGCAATAAAGTTAGCATACTGTCTAACACCGGCAACAGTAGTTGCTAAAGCATTCTATTGCGCTTGATTTAGATTTTGCCATTTCTTAAATATATCATCTAAGATATCGTCCATCTGTCGCAACTCGCCATTAGAGTCAAGTACATTAACTCCAACAGAAGCAAGAGCCGCAGTATATTTATTTAAATCAACACCGTCTTCAAGAGTCTCTCCAAGCTTTAAACTCTCAAAACGAGCAAATATAGTTCTTAATGAAGTACCAACTTCTTCCGCACTAGTACGCGTTTCAGCAACAATAGTAGCAAGAGCTGAGGCAGCATAGTCATAACTTAATCCAACCGTATCCGCAACTGCCGCAAACTTCTACATACCTTTGGAAATTTCTTCTGAACTAGATGCAGTCGTAGCGCCTAATTTAACCAACACATCCGCATATCGTTCCAGATTGTCCGAACCGTCAGAGAAGTTATTCCAAATAGCGGTTAATTGCGAAGATGCTTGCTCTGCGGAAATGCCGGCCGCATTAGCTAGCTTAATCGTAACAGCAGTTCTACGTTCCACTTCCGCATCATCGAAGCCCTGTTGGAAATAGATAAGAGAAGCATCTGCATATTCAGTGGTAGTAGTATTTAATTTAGCGGCAGCCTTATTCGCGTTTTCCGCAAATCTAGCCATCTCGTCCGCATTATGCCCAGTTACTATACGAATATTATTTAAACTTGTATTTAAGTCCTAGCTATATGAATAAGCAGTTCTAATAGAACTTAATAGTGTCATCCAAGCCCTAGAAGTAAATTGCCACCTAATAGTATTCTTCATAGTAGCCCAGAGCTTGTCTAATAAAGTATTTACACGCCGCATTGGTAACTCGGCTGAAGTAATAGCATCAGCAACCTGCCCAAAAGCATTTTTACCTTGCGGACCTAACTAAGCTAGCTCATCGCGATACTACTCTAAAGTCATGCCGCTTTGCTATAATTTTTGCTAGAATTTATCTATCTCAAACTTTCCGGTATCCATATTAATGGAATTTTTGAGTATACTACCTAGCTTATATGCCGCACTACTAGCATTCTATAATTCTTTAGCAACACCAAACTAGCTGTTAGTACCTATCTTCTACAAAGCACTTATAGCTTCATTTACTGTTTTCTATAAAGAAGCCTAATCGGTTTCAAAACCAACACGATATTTAATACCATATTGTTGGATAGCCATAAAATTTTTCCTCCTTTTACTCAATATATGCGAAAAAGGGTTTGAGAAACTCAAACCCTTCATTAGTTCTCTATATTAAATAAAAAATATCGCTGATAAATTAATCTTCTTTACCCGCCGCATTCTTAATTTCAGATAAAAGCTCTAAACCTTCACGGTTCTTAATACTCTCCATTAGTTTTTCCATATCGGTACTCAGCGTCCCCGCATCATTGGACATAGCCTGGAGTACCCCCGCAAAGGAAGTATTATAAGCAGTAGCAGAAGCAATACAATCTTCAAGATACTGCGTTAAATCATCATATTCTATTTGCGGGATGGCGCCAATCGCCTGGTCGAAAATACCATTGGTTTCAAGCACATCGTATGCCGCAGTTAGTTCGGTCAGGTCGGTTGGCATCTCTAAATCAGTATAATAGTCCATCATCTTAACGCAAAAAGCTACTTCTGTCCGCATGGGACTAAACACTCCAGTCTGCGGGTCTACAGCGAGAAACAGAATATCTGAAATAAGCTCCATCTTTTTATCCATAGGTAAATACTGAACTACTTTAATTTCTTTGTCGCCTATGGTAATAGTTATAGGCTCGGGAATCGCAATAGTCAGCTCTAAATCGTTATATAACATTTATATCAATCTCCTTTTACTCTTTTGATATTTTAATAATACCATATTTTTTTAATTAGGTCAAAGGTTTAAGACCAGGTAAATTGCTAATTAATTTAGCCAATTTGTGACTATTCATTTTAATTTCCACAATTAGTTTATTTATTATCTTCAATACAGCGTTACTACGTTCCAAAGCATCCTAAATATTGTTCTATTGCGAACCTTCTTTTTTATTATCTGGAATAGAGGTTTTTATATAAATTAAATTATTTTTATTATATTGATCAAATTTTCCATCGGTTTTCATTGTATTGATATATTCTTTTATAATTGAAAAAATAGGATATTTATAACCATTAACGTCTAACATTAATACTGTTTTTTCCCCTTCTCGTCCTGCCAAAAAATCAATAAGATAATTACGCAATAAAAACTAATAAAAAGAATGAAGTTGCTGCGGGAAAAACTCAGGCTCTTGTTTATCCGAATGAGTTATAATATTCGCCGCAGCATAGGCACTATACCCTTCTTGTAACATCAAATTATATAAACTACCTTTATGTTCGATGGTAATGTTACCATAATTCTAAGTATTCAAATTAAAATTATCTAGCTACTTAAGGCTTCCAATTAACTCCTATAAAATAACTGGATTTTTAGCTGTACCATCAATGCTAGCGCGGTACTTCATAGTTGCTCCTGTTATCTCATAGTCTGCTTTCTGAAATTTTTTAGTAGAGTCGCTAGGGTCAGAACCTATTGATTTTACAAATAACTTGCTTTTTTCCATAATTTCTACCATATTATGTCCTGCAGCCCCAAGCACCTAATTCAGAGCGCGCGTGGCTCCACTCTTTTCACCTACTAAAGGGCCTTTAAGTAAATAGTTTAAGGAACCAGCCAAAGAGATGTTGCTATATTCCCCCTGCAAGCCAGCATATTTCTTAGCCACTCGTTGTAAAATTCGAGTTATTTTACTAAAAACCTTGCTGCCCGTTGAACTATATTCTATTAATTTCATTCCAGATTTAGCATTCATTATATTTGTCTTAAATTCGTCTTTAAAAGTCTCCCAAGCCTGTTTATCATTTTCTTCTAATGCTTCAGCCTCTTCTACTGCTTGATATATGGCATCAAAAAAAGCCGCCAAGTTCTTACCTTCATTGTCTTTATTATCTCGAAAGCTAGCAAAATTAGCCACTATATTAGATACTATTGTCTTTGGCGGCTCGTTATTAGCACTTTCTAACAAATTATCTGTCTTTTCTAGCAGTTCTTTGTTCAAAGAGACAGCAACATTTTTTAACAAATTATCTATCTGTTCCTCTGAAAAAGTGCCATCTACAAGTGCCTAATATAAGCTTTTAGTCCCCGCGGATAAACCGACCTAGACAGTGTTTCCTAGACGCTTTAAATAGCTTTTTAAAAGAACATCAAGTTTATTAACAGGATTAGATTTTATTATTTTTGAAGGTATCTCACTTGTTATCTTATCCTAATCTACATCTTCGGGTTCTAAATGCACATATACCAAGTTGGATAATTGTACACGAGGTTTCCCATTCTCATTCTCTCCATATGGCTTTAATTGAACAACAATAGAAATAATCCTTACCTCCTTTCTCTCGTAACAAAAAAGAGGGAGAGATATTTAATCATCTCTCCCTCAATAGGATTTTAATTAGTGTCAGCCACGTTGGTATTAAAGACGTAACCGTTGCCGTCCTTAGCCTTATCAGGATCATTGCTCAGAGGAGCGGGATGCTCACCAAGGAGCTTACCGAACTCATTCGCAGTAGCATACATAGAACGATGGTCATTATCAACCTTGGTCGTTACAGCGCCCTGGCCGGAAGCAAGGTCAATATGCTTACGATACTCATCATCGGAAGTATCCTCGTCAACTTCCTCAACTATCTGAATAGAAGCAAGAACTTTCTTCTCGCCATCAAACTTCGTATAGTCAGGGAAAGCATCCATCGTGAAATCGAAGGTGGAAGGATCGCCAGTCGCAGCCATCGTAAAGGTGAAGTTAGACTGGACCTTAGCCTTCGGAATTATAAACTCAGCGGGCATATCCTGACCGGTAGCCTCATCGCGGAACAGCGTGCTAGCCTCGATATAGAAGTAACCACCGAACTTATCAGGCTCAATATCAATCTGCTTTACATTACCAGTTCTCTTAACATAATAATCAACAAGAACGATATCGCCATCAGCAAGAGATTTGCCATTTGGATAGCAAACTATCTGGGTCTTAACGGGCTTGCCGTCCTCCATTACATAGCAAACACCGGAGCGAGCCGGAATAACAGGCGCAGAAACGACTTCACCATTATGAAGCGGCATAAGGAAAATATCGGCGCCAGCACGATAAAGCTGAGTAAAATCATATCCATCGTTTTCAAGGGCTTCCAGCTCACCAGAGTGGCTCCAGCAAGCAACCTGAGGAAGCTCAACAATTACCTTAGCATCAGCACCAGTACCAATGGTTTTTGCGGCTACCTGAGAGGTAGTATGGACATACAGAGGCGCAGTAGTCGAAGCTTCTATTAAGCCAGCACCAGTAAGAATCATAAGTCCCTCGGGAGATATAAGAGCGTCGGTCATACTAAACGTAACAGTACGCTCACCGTCCCAACCCATTAAACGAGCACCGCCGCGTCCACCAGTGGCATACACGGTAGTAGCAGCACCCTCAAGGGCCGAAGTCGTTAAAGTGTCAAAATAACAAACAGGCTCATTTTTATAGAAGGTTCTATTACCAACCTTCATTTTGCCCTTAGCACGGAAAACAACATCCGCGCATTCACGAACACCAAAACGCATATAGTGTTTCCTCCTTAATATAAGTTTTTAGTCCAGGGTTCAACTTTTGAATCTGGGCTTCCGCCTGCCAAACGAACCCTTAAATCAATATCCCAATCTATAAATAAATTGTTCCTCTATATCAAATCAAACAATGCGAACAGAGTAAGCGAACGCCACTCAGATACGGCTAAAACACCACGCACTGTTAATATAGATAAATACTAAACGAAGACGCTACCGCCTTCCTACCCCGACTTTTGCGCCGCCACCTTCTGGCGCCCGCGCATTAATTTATCGGCTATTGCTTTAGCCTTACTATTTGCGGGGTTATATACCACGTGTTTACCCTAGAAGATACTATTTACACAAAGAACCTCTTTAATTGCTGCTTGGAATATATTAAAATTTCCCTCATCTATTGTTTTAGGCTATTCGCCCTCTTTGAATAAAATAAATCCATTAGGGGTAATCGCAGTTTTATATTCAGGAAGTAATATCATTAACAAATTTGTAATAGCTGTTTTCTTTTCAGCATCTCTTGTCTACTTTAGTACTTCCATTAATACTTGAAAATTAGATAAGTTCGATAAAAGAGTTTTGTCCTAAACTAGCTAATCTTTATCTAAACATAGTAATTGCATTGCAGTAAAAAAATCCTGTTCGCCTATATATCCTATATCTTCCATAGTAGGACAAGATAAAGTTAGCTGCAATTCTTTAATAGGAACTTTTAATCCTAATAAAGACCCTAAATAATTCATTCGGTAGTAACAATAGGACGACCATCTAAAGGATTTATGTCGTCCTCGTGGCCCCTAATAGCCAGATAACGCAAAGTAATACCACCAAACTCTTCATCGTAAATATCCTGGTCTGCACCCAAGAACTGTAACTCACCGATGCCCGTTAATTTCTTTTTATCTAGCAAAGCATCAATCTCGCCAGCTATCCGGTACGGTCGCATTTCAAAATTGCCCAAATCCCAAACGCCGAAATGACAAATAATCTTTATCTCTACCAAATGGTCGCGATAAAAATCATTGCCACTAGGAGTAAAGGAATCATAAGATATTCTTACATAAGTCTATATATCTGGGTCAATTTCTACTTTGGGAATACAAGAAATAATTTTTCTGTCAAATAATTCTTGCTATTGCGCGGGAGTTAGCGTAGACTTCCGCGACCAGTCTCTATCCATGTAATATAATAATTTAAGCAATTCCGCATCCGATAATAATTTATTCATTATTATCGCAGTATCTTTTGACATACCTAAGAAACTGGATTTTGGATATTCGTAAGTATTATTTTTCATGCTCCTGTTACTCCCATCTATTAAAACAAAGACTCGACCACAATAATACGGTCATAAGATATATCATCTTTTTCCCACGATAAAGTAAACTAGCCAGATATTGCTTTAGTCCACCGCACTTCGCACTTTGTACCATCAGTTGACTGAGCGAGTAAGACTGGCACATCTTTACTAACACTCCAAGTACCACCAGTGGTATCAATAGTGTAAAGCTAAGAAATCATAGGTTTAATACTCCACTCACCCTGAATAGGCGTTCGCGGAGTTGGGTCAACTGGCTCAACTACCAAACCTTTGCTGATTTGGTTTTCGAGGTCATCTTCCTCTTTATTATAATAATATTCCTCAGCCGCGACTTCTAATATACCATCCATACTAATATTATCTATTGCTTCTACTCTATAACAACGCTCACTCTAGTCAGCTAAGAAAAACGTGTTATATCGTTTGAAAGCCTCTAAGGTATAAGGATTTTTTGGCATTAATAAGTTTAAGCTAAGATTAGGCTAATCTACTCTAATCTAATTCTTCTAAATAGAATTAATTTGAGTTTCAATTGGACCACGAACTGCAGCCCAGGTGTATCGTATTTTGCCTTCTGAGTCTTTGAACTTTATCATATATTTACAGCGGCGTATTGAACTCCGCATATAAGCATCCTCTGTCTTTTGCTCCAAAGTAATTAACCATCTAGTATCTGTGCCGCACCACTCAAACACATCGCCAGCTTGCCAATTATATACTTTATCAATAGACAAGATCTTATCATCATAATTTTGCTTAACCTTATCAGGATTAATTAAAGCGCGCACTGCATCTGCGGCAATAGGAGAAACGGGCGCAGCATTATATTCTGCATATAAAGGAGCTTGCGCGGCTTCCTATACTCTAGCTACTGTGGCTGCTTGGTAAGAGTATAAAAGTGTTTTAAGAAAAGTTTTATACTTATCTTTGATCATTCTATCCTCTTGATGGATGCCACCCTAATAATTAAGCCTCAGCCGCATTAAATCTAAATTATCCATATCGTATCACCTACGGAAGTAAATCAATACATCTAAATACTGTTTTACGATATATTATAAAATCATTACATACTTCGGATGTAAGCCCCTCTAGTTTTGCAAGCAAAATTAAACCTTCTACTTTGTCTTTATAGATTTCAACTAACCCACTAATTTCCTCAATCAAAATATCTAAATGAGTAATCCAATCTTCTTGGTTCTCCCGCATAGGAATTAATTTCCATAATTGATTAATAAGCCTCTATATACACTAGGTTTTTACTTCTTCAGAAAAACCTATATTATATTTATCCATCTAGCGCACTAACTTCCATAAGAGTAGACCAATTAGATTTAATAGAGCCTTTATTATCAATTAATTTGCGGCGTTTATATAAACGCTAGTAATGATGCGCCTAGCGTTCAGCTTCTTGCTTTAATTTAATTAGCTTATCCAAGTGATTAGCCTGACTTGTAAATTTAAAGTCAGTTCCAGAGTACTTCATTCTAGTATTTTCAACTGATGCAACCTGTCTTTGAAGCCATGTATTGTACATTAAAAGACCGAAGATACTAATCTCTTCGGCCGTTAAATGGCAGTTGTAATGGTCTTGTAAATCCTCACCATTCGCGGTAGCAGCTTCGATTTCTTCCGCACTATACACAGTATAGTCATATAGAGGGAAGCGAGGAAATTCAAAGCCAGGAATTGAAAGGAGTAGGATGCTTTTCATGTCTCGAATAGTGTCTTCAGGAGTCAGTTCCAGATACATATCATCTGTAATTCGTCCTAAAAAGTTATTATATATTTCAGAGAAGGTAGTATCTTCTCCTTGAATTGGATATTCGGCCATGCCTACTACCTCCTTAAATATTAATTAGTTGTTTTTATAATTCTACGGACGGGGGTTTCTGCGGCTACCTTAGTGGCGCGTCTACCAGTAGCTTCAGTCGGAGCCGGCGCAGTTCCTTTATCTTCCGTGTTAATCTCAATGGCTTTTGCTACATCAAACTTTAATTGAGTTTTAAGAGCTTCTCTCTTAGCCACATCATTAAGAGGCATAGAAACCGCAAAATCTTTAATTAATTCAATTACACCCTTCGGCGCAAAATCAAGAGCGTCTTTAAACTCGTCTAAAGAACAATTATTCATCCAACCTGGAATTTGCTCTTCTTTGAGGAAATATTCTACTTCCTCTTGGATATTAGTAGCTTCTAATCTAACATCCGCGTCGTCTATAAAGAGGTAATCGTGTAGAAGTCTCTGCCCGCCCTCTTTCATTCCAAGCTGGACTAATTCATCGCTAGAAACTTTCTTTACTTCTTTAGGAGCAAAAGCCCTCTTAATATTTAATTCCGGCAGGTCATAATAAACAAAACCACCGCTTCGGTTAGTAACAGTAACAGTTTTCATAATTATATTATCTCCTTTTTCTCAATTTGGGGATAGGGATTAACCCTATCCCCTTATATCTCTATTAAATTAATAGCTAGCAGGCCAAGTAAGCTTGCCCTGAAGCTGAGTATCAATATAAGAGCAAAGGCTATTGGTCATGATAACGCCTACGCCAACCTTCTGGTAGCATTGCATATCACGGGACCAGTCTTCGTTCTCGCGGTCACGAACATGGAGAGTACCCTCAAAAGCAACCTTAACAGGCTTCTCGTCAGAGTGCATTACCCAAGCATAGCCAGGGTCAATTACTTTCTTGGCATTAGTTTCATCCTCAAAGCTCTGCGGGAGAATTATAACGGGAACTCCCTTATAATTAGCAAAGTAGCCAAGGTTCCAACGCTGCTCGCGCATAGAGTCAGAAACCCAGTTAGTTTGCGGGACCATCTTCTGCGCAAACTCGCGAGTGCAATAAATAGCAGGAGCGCCATAAGCACTAGCAACAGAAATCAGCTGATCCATAGCGTCTTCATTGAAGCCAGCAACAGCAACACGATTAGCGGCGGGGAGCTGATTGATAGCGCCCATAAGAGCTGCGGCTATCTCACGATAAATAAGCTCGTCCATACCGTCCATAACAATCTGAACAACCTCAGCAAAGTCAACACGGCCATCAAGGAACTCCTCAAAGCCAATCTGAGCGGCTCCACCGATAGCGCTAGTCTTTACTTCATAGTTGGTTTCGCCAAGCTTGAAAACTTCATAAACACCGGCAAGCCCGACGCGAGTAATGAACTGCTTCGCGCGCACACGACCGAGTTTACGGGTGAAGATGGGCATCGTGCCCTGCGGGAACTGACGAACTTCAGCGAAACGGCCATAGGCCTCAAGAACACGCTGGGGAAGAATGTCATTAACAGCTTCCTCAATCAGACTAAAGAGCTGATTCTTATTGGCGCGGTAAAGGTCATAAGTGCCAGCAAGCTCAGAAAGCTACTCGCGAAGGGTGGCATTAATAGCGGCAGAACTAAGATTCTCGCCATTGAAACTAAAACAAGTAGAAGGAGCAGTATCAGCCGCAGCCTTCATTAAAGCAATTATATCTTTTCTCTCTAACATTATAAGCTCCTCCTTTCTTATTCTGCAATGCACTGGAGTTTAACACCAGGCTGAAGATCAGGCATAACATAAACTTGGGCGACCTGGAACACCGGGCCACTAAGTTTGGAAATATCGGTGGCGCTATTGCCAGCCTTAACAAGCCAACCATTAGCACCAACAGTAAGGATATCGCCAGCAGCGATGTCGCTAACTTTCTCATTTATAGCATTCGTGGTGTAGATGTCACCAACAGAAATCTTGAATACGCGAGGGACCATTTTCTCGCCAGTGCGCGCAAGACCAGCGGTGTGGCCGGTAGTCTCAGACTCACCATAAAGGTGGGTGTAGTTCGCGGAACCGAGCGCATCAAATACGCTATACTCGTAATTATCCTTAATCATAGCGAAATCAGCATCGCCCTGGAAATCACGATAAACCTTAATCTCATTGAATACGAGCATCCAAGCGCCCTTACCAGTGAAATTTACCTCATGAGCAGCATAATCATATTTTACAAACTGACCATTCTCAAGAACGGTAATATTAGCATTCGCGGGGAGCTGCGCATAAATCTGGCCGTTTCTGCGAGCAGAAAGATGATTAGGCTCTACCTGAGCGTAACCTCTGGCCACATACTGAGCCCCGCTTAAACGAGTTTTAGCAAGTGCCATTTTATATTTCCTCCTTAATTGTTCTCTTTTTGTCTTACGGCTTTAACCCAAGCCGGAGCGCAATCATTATCCTCAATAGCTTGTAAGCTAAAATGAGTGATTCCCTTCTCTTTATTATCTTCATCAATAGAGAAGTTTACTCGATTGCGGACACAAATTATAGATAATTTAGCTTCTATATCATCTAAAGAATAATTGTCTATGTTATTTACAACATCGGCTTTGTCTTCATCAGATAGCATATAAAAACTATCAATCATTGCCTGCTTAGCCTGACGGTCAGCATTAAGCTTGAACTGTCTCAGAGACTCAACCTCAGTGCGTAAAGCGGCATTCTCCTGTTCAAGGGCTGAATAAGAAGCTTGAAGAGTGGCATAATCACTCTCAAGTTGTGCATAATTGCACTGTTCTTCTATGTTTTCCTCAGCAGGAGTCTCTTCTTGTTGATTATCCTCTTCGTTATGAACTTCCTCAAAAGTTTCTTCGATAACCGGTTCCTCTTGAATAGGCTCGGTCATTTCTTTAACCTCTTGCGCAAATTCCTCAACTACGAGGCCGTCTTCTACTTTCTCGACGTCTTCCATTTGGCTAGAGCCTCCTTTAAAAACTTCTTGTAATTCAGTTATCATAGAAAACAAAGTATTTTTCAATACTTCGATATTCTCTAATGCAAAATGGGCATTAATAGAAGCACCTTCAAAGCAAGGCTCTACGTCCTCACCTAAGATACATAATTTTTCTACTAGCGCCTCATTATAAATAAAAATTCTGTCACCTGATTTATCGTCGTTTGCCCAATAACCGCGAGCACTTTCGTCATTAATTTCCATAGACTAGTTGTTGCCCTTTTGGATTATACGCTGAGCTTCAGGATACGCCGCAGTCCAAATATATCCCTCGGTACACAAATATTCATGTGTAATGCCATCGTCTACAAAGTTCTAAAACCAAACCTTGGCATTAGTAGGAACAAAACCATAAGCTTTCGTGGTGTCTATAAATTCTATTTTACCATTATCTTGAACCATAAGCTCGCGATTGTGTCCCTCATAATCTTTCTTTTTTTGGTTATAAAAACCAACAATAGGAGAACCAGGTAACCTTCGTCCCATATCCGTGGCAACCTCTTTGGTTATAACGGAATGGTTGCGGTTGGGGTCTTGCCCCACATAACACACTTTAATACTACAATGAGAAATAAGAGGAGAAACCTCAGTACTGTCAATAAACTCCATTGTATTATTAAGTGGAACACTAATGTGCATTGGTATTTCCTCCTTACTTCATACTTTCTCGATTGGCTAAAGTTTTATCAGACAGTTCTGTTTCTGACTTTTCCGGTCGACCAGTTTCTGCGGTGGACCCATCAACTTTAGTGGTCGAAGAAGATGAACCGCCAATCGCATTACCATGAATATCTACTTTATTGCTACGAGTGTTCGAACTCATGGGCGGTACCATAATAGTAGCCAAATCAAGTATCTCATTTTCAAAGGTAATCGCCGCAAGTATCGCACTTTGCGAATGACCAAGCGCAACTTGCGCCCACAGCTTCGGATAGCCTAAAGTTGTATATTCTTTATATAATTTAGCCAAATCTTTGTAATTAAATTGAGTTGTTTCGAGCATATTAAATACAAAATAGTAGCGTCGTTTTACTGTAAACTTCGATGCTATTGTATTATACATATTATTAAATCGAAGGATTAAATCTCTCATAGAGGCTTCATCCACTAATATTGAATTAGCAACGCCCTAATTGCCTTCCGCATTAAATAAATTAGAAGTAACACCAGAGTTATTATACACGGTGCGCTCGACCTTCTCAAGGTCATCAGTTGAAGTAACTGTCGCGCTATCGCGCATATTCGCCACTTCCACGTCCGCAAAAGTGGTTAACACATCAACTCCTACAGCTTTATTACTAAGCATAGCGACCGCATTATTATGTACATCTCTTGCTTCGTCCACATCAAAAATTAAGTCACCATTTTTATCAAGAGGAAGCTTCTGTATGATAATTTTTAACAACTACTACATAGTTTTCTTGCGGTCGAGGTCTTGCGCCAAATCCAAATCTATTAATGAGGGGATAACACCCATTAAAGCGGGCATTTCCGAATCGTTTAAACAGATTTTAAACGCAGTACCCGGTTCTAGGATAAACCAACAAGTGGTTTCATCTTTAGTATCACCTTTTAATTTGCCTTCTTTGTAAGCAACATAAGCTTTTTGTACTTCTTTAGGGAAGGTTTTTAATACTGCTAAGCGATATTGGACATTGGAAAAACAAGAGTCAAAGAACCTAAGATTTAATTCTACGATAGGCTCCGGCCCCGCGTAAAAGCGAGTGCGGCAGTACTCACTAGGTAACTGCTATAAAGAGAAATAGTCGCCCGCGTCAACCAGCATACCGTAGTAAACTCCATGCTTAATAACTTCTAATGCTATATCACCGCTAATTTTCTATACATTTGAGCGGTCAAAGTAATTCAACACTTTAGCGAAGTCTTTTAAGATGGTGTCCGTTTTCTTCTTTTCTTTGTCCTAATTCAATATATATGGCTGTATAACCCAGTCATATCTATACAAGTAAGCAAGGTAGCGACATAATCTATAATAAATGCCGCTAGACTCATAAAAGAAATCAGAAATTTTTCTTAATTCTTCGTAATTCCTACTTGATATTGCTTGAAGGACGAAATCTTTACTCCCATACTGTGAGTGCGCTTTCTACAATGACCCTAGTTTAAGGGTCGCATCATCCAGCGTCCGCAATCCTAATTTCAGTTTTGCAAAATCTTGCTAACTATCAATTTCGTCCCAAATAGCATCCTATGAAGAGATTGGTGTCTGTTGCGCAAGATTAAAACCTTTGCGTTTTATTTCTTGGCGTCTGTCTCGTAACAAGGTTCCAACCTCCTTAACTATTTACTCTTGAAAAAATATAATCATAATTGAGTAAACTTTCATCTTGATAAGGGATTTCTAATAATTTAATGCCCTTTAAAGCGCAAAAGCGGCGTTTCTTTTTGTCATTAAACTATTGCTGATATAAACCGCGCACCCCACCAAATTTACCTACAGCCTAATAATGCTATTTGCCTTGAAATTCGATGAGGAAGTCTAGTTCACCATCATCATCAAAGACCGCAAAATCAAAGCGAAGGGGTCTACCATTAGGAGACATCAAGCCAGGAAACTCGTACTCTTCTTTAAAGGGAATGTCATTCTAAGTGAGGATTTCATGGATTTTAATTTCTCCTCTACTCGCTTTCATTCTACAATCACCACCTTTACTCTCTTATATAATATAAAAAAACTGCAAGACACTTAAACCATACTCGCCCCAAAAATTTTAAGACATAAACATATAATCTTTAAAGCGACCTGTTTTTTTCTTTTTCTTAGTCTCTTCTTCTTCTTTAATATAGTATAAGCCATATTCTAAAGATGAAACTTTATCGTGTCCCAGTCTCTTATTTACACTTTTTAAAATAATATTAATGCCCGCATTTTCCTCGCGCAAATTAAGCATTTCTTCTTTTAAAATACTGGTAAGTGTAAATGGTAACAAATACTCGTTACGCTGCTCTGGGGACATTAGCTAGCCTTTTTTAGTACCAAGCAATTTAATTTTAGCCATAGCGGGCTCAATTAAAAATTTAATATGCCCGGTTGCTACCTAAGACTATAGATTAGTATGCGCGGCTGTATTGATTGGTAAATTGGCTTTCATTATATACATAGCATTCTCTTCGGTTTCTTCGGTATGCTATTTCTTATATTGTTCAACAGAAGCTGGATTAGTGCCGCCATAAACTCCAAAATCGGGATAAGACTAACCGAGTTCATCTATCTGGCTGCGGGTCATAAAGTCTAATAGGCCAGCCCCTAAGCCGTTACCGTCTATAATAATGCGCCGAGCCTTATAAGCATAAAACAAACGCTTTAATTTAATTGCTTGCGCTTCAAAGTGTTCATCATTCATAGTAACAATATTGACTAATCGTTTAATAGAGTCTCCTTGAGTGCGGGGATTAACTTTAATTACTGACACTACACTTTGACAACCAAAACGTCCTACGTCGACTGCCAAAACGTAATAACTATTTTCTCCGCGCTTGCCACTGGCTTCATATTCGGCTAGGGGAATAATGCGCTACTTATCGAACGCCTCGCCGTCAAAGAACCCGTTTTCCGCAGTTCCTGACCAGCTCGACTCATATTCTCGTCCGAACGACGCTTCATTGTAGGTCATTTAATCCAGTATTTCTACTGGTACTGACTATCTCTTACTCGTTGAAACAACGAGAAAACCATTTCGAATAACTTCTCACTAGTTACTCTACTCCTCTTCACGAGGATAGTCGATACAGGTTCCATTTAAATACCATTTATTAATTTTCTTTTTATAAATTGGCAAATGCAAATGATTAACGCCATAAACAATTTTTTTGATGGCTGAAAAAGAGGCTCGGTCTTTATACTTTTCATATATCTAATTTAAATCTTCGGTTTGATATAATCGCCGCATCTACATAACTTCTTCATCAGTAAAAACAGCACGACCGTTACGTCCTCCTTGATAAACTTTCATGATATCCTCTTTGGCTCGAATAGGATAAGTATATTCACCAAGTAACGCATATGCTTTACCAGAATTAATAGCAGACATTAAGCCAGTACTAGCAATATTATATTTACGCTAAATATCTGCAAAACTTAAATTCAATGCCTCTTTTAAGTCTTGCTTAATAGCTAAAATAGTATCTGGAGCAAGTAGATAGCCACTACCGGTATTACCGCCTCCAGGATTCATATTATACCCATTATAAAAACTATCAAATTTAGCTATATAATCAATTTCTAATCTATTTAAATCTTCTAAAGTAAAATTATCATTTTCTTCTAATATTGTATAGTCAAAATTTTCAAAACCATATTTTCTTAGTGCTTGATAAAAATGAGTATTATATATTGCTAAATTGGGATTTTTATAATTACGTCGATGTGACGCATATCTTCCTTCTAGATTGATAGACTAGCCAATATATGATTTATTATTAATTTTATTTGTAAATTTATATATTCCTCTCATATAATCAATTCCTTATATAGGTATTTAAATGGTTTCCCACGGGATTCCCTTGCCCAAAGGGTTTAGGGTTCCCCGTTAGCTAGCCATTAAAGGCTAACCCCTGCGAGAACACAGGTAAAGTTTTATCTAGGGCACTGACAATGTAAGTCCACCCTCCTCACGCTAATCTCTTATGAAGTTCCGGCTCTGCAAGCCCACTGCAACGGGCAATCTCCAAGTTCCACCTAAAATAATTGCTTTATCTGGCTGAGTCACCGACCGCAGCAAGAGCGATATCAATTTTTCATACAATTATTGGACTATTTCTTGATCTAAATACATCCAAAAATAACCTCCAGCATTATGAGCAGTTCCTCTTAAAACATTATCTAAACCACTACGACTTTTTAAATTAACTGCTTTTACTGCGCTAATTATAGAATCATAAATTTTGATTAATTCTCCTAGCACAATACATGAAAAATTTTAATAATGGGTTATCTTATGCCGCCCAAAAATACTTTATATTTAGATCCTTCGCGCTTCGACGTTGGAATTTCACCAATCGCCTACTCCCTTCCGGGATAGTCTCTGAACCTTCCATAATAAAATTATGGCTTGGCACAGCGTTAGCTGTATTAGCTTTCACTGTTAGCAATATTTTCAATAAAATATCACACCCTAGTTTTCTAGGTTCACGAAGTTTTTCAACTAGCATCGCTGCTAGAAGCCCCTATGAAAAATTCTAAGGGAATGTTCCTTTGTATCCAGCTGTTGTGACGTACACCTGGCTTTTATTTAAGGGCTCGTCTTCTTGCGTCGTGCCATCCAAGCATCGTCGCGAAACGGCCATTGTAGGGATAATTACTTCCTAAAGTATTTTACCATCAACTCCTACGCACTCTTCTATCAGCCCAGCATGGAACCTCTTACCTCTAGAGCTCTCTCGCGCAGCCATGTTCTCAAGAATAGAACCTGAATAAAATAAATAACGCACTGAGTCTTTGCCTTCAGTAGATTTACCTCTGCGGCGGTCTATTTCTTTATCAAGAGCGGGAATAAGCTAACATAGTTCGGTTACCTTATCGCGCAAAATAGCTGCGGCCTGCTCTTTACCTCCAGAAGTAACGAAAAGGTGGCATCTAGGGTATAAAATACTTCGCAGAATAAGCGCGAGAACAGACAGGAATGATTTGGAAAACGCTCTGGGATAGACGGCGTACACATACTAATATCGGAAAATGGCCCGCAGGAATATCCGCTGATAAAAGAAGAAATGGAATTCGCCTTCGCTAGCCTCTTCGCGGAATCCCCGCACTAAGAAATCAACAAATAAATCTGGATATTCTCGCCAAAAAGCTATATACTATCGAACAATAGGAATAACAAGTTCAACACGTTCTTCGCTAATGCCCTATTTAGCAGCCCCCTCGTTTAAATGTAACACTTTGCGGAGGGTAGGACTTAATAGATTAGTAATTAAAGAGCGGGACCGCACTTCTAAAAGGTCTTTAAGTGCCATCTAAGTCATCCTCCTCTTCAAGGGCCGCTGCGAGGTCTTGTTCCGCGTCTAAGAAATCACTAAATTCATTCATCGTGTCCGCGGTTAAATCTTGTTCAACCTGCGCGATATCATCAAACAAAGAAGCATCTCCATCTTCAGCTTCCTTTGCTGCGGCGTCCTCTTTAAGGTTATTTTTAATAGCATCTTCTAATAGCGCGGACAAATTAGTTTCATTTTCAACAAGAGTGGTCAAGTATCGTTTGGTATCAAGCAATGTTTCATCTACTTTGTCATTAGGCTGTTCTACATAGTAA